ATGGCAAGGGTTAAGCTCACTAAGCGATTCATAGACAGTCTTGAATACTCGGAGAAAGCAGACATCTACCAAGATGAATTGGTTAATGGCTTTGCTGTGCGTACAAACAAGACAAATAAAAGCTATATGATTAGCAAAAGAATCAATGGCAAGATGATTCGTAAGTCTATTGGTGATTGCTCGGTCATGACGTTGCAGGATGCACGCGAACAAGCGATGTCAATAATATCCGACTTGATGCAGGGTAAGGACCCATTCAACGATGATATGAAAGATGTCGTGGTTCCCACGCTCGGTGAAGCCTATGAATATTACATCTCTCATAAGCCTGGGCTCAAGCAATCAACCATTGCCACCTACAATCGGCAGATACCAGGTAAGCTGGCAGAGTGGCTAGACAGACCGATGAATGAGATCATGCAAAGCAATGTCACTGAAAAACACTTGGAGTTGACTAAGCTGAGCCCATCACAAGCCAACGCCACCTTTAGGGCTCTTAACGCGGTATGGAATTTTTCGCGCCTAAGTTTTTTAGACAAGTCCGAATCCCCTATCATCAAGCCAAGCCCTATTGAGATACTGACAGCAAAGAAACTTTGGAACACGGTTAAGCCTCGCACCACATATCTCAGTGAAGATACGATGGGTAACTATGTGCGCGTGCTGCTAGATTTTAGGAGTGAGGATTTTCACACGATGCAGCCGCATAGCAATAACGCACGCGACATCATGCTGCTGTTTTTGTGTACTGGCATACGTGCCAGCGAGGGCTACACGTTAAGATGGGATTATATCGATTTAAAACACGGCACGATGACTATCCATGAAACCAAAAATGGTGATACCCTGCATGTGCCATTGGGTAAAGTGATGTGTGCCATGCTCGCCCATCGACATCACTACCGACAAGATGAGCCGTGGCTGTTCCCTTCTCGCTTAAAAGAGTGCGACGGTAATCTAACGGATATATCAAAACAGTATAAAAATATTGGTGACGCTGCAGGTATTCATATCACACCGCATGATCTGCGTCGAACCTTCTCAACCATTGGTGATATTCTCAATCTAAATATGTCAGTTATTAAGCGTTTAATGAATCATAGGGCATCAAAATCATCTGACGATGTGACCTTGCAATACATTCAAGTAAGTCAAAAAAGACTGCGCGCTGCTATGAATGAAATTGAAACCTTTGTTTTTAATGAAGCTGGCTTTACGCAAGATGAAGTGATTGAGAAGCTTTATAAAATACATTAGAACTTAAGCGACTTTTATAACTCCCGGCTGATATATAAGGGTTTCGGCGTTTTTGCTCTCTCAAATTTTTGCGTTCATTTGCGTTCATTTGCGTTCATTTGCGTTCATTTGCGTTCATTTGCGTTCATGAATGCAAATAAAAAAAAGCCCACCTAAATAGATAGATGGGCAAAATGTATTTGAATAGGTTTATCCTGTTAGAGCAATAAGCCATACAGCCATGCCAGCGGCAAATAGATAACTGTGTAAAATATCGACAAGGCGATACCAATAACCACAGCAATCACAGCAAGGCGTACATAGATTTCCACTGCGCCTACAATGAGGCGCACCGGATATTCTATAAACTTACTCTGACTGGCTGGCAAGTTACTCTCTTTCGGTGAAATAGTCATCTAACTGCTCCGGTAGTTTCTGACGATCCTCGCTGGTAAAGTCCTTCTTATCCAAACGACGCTCTGCCGAATCTTCAATCTTATCAATATCTACATTAAAGTGTTCGGGATTGCGTTCGTTCCAGGCGTCCATGTCATTATAAAGCTCGTCAACTCTATCGTAGTCCTCTTGATATAGCGCCTCTGTCAACTGTAGAGCAAACTGATTTTGCTTGTCAAGCACCATGTTTTTCATGTGGTACTTCTCGCTACGTTCACGGCCTTGTTTAGCATTGGACGCTGGGTTGAACTGTAACGCACCTTTAATGACAGCATCAGTGCGGTCCATATCCATCACCTTATCGCCTTTTTGGTTGCGGTAAGCGCCATTGTTCCAAATCTCAATACCTGCTGCTGCGTCTCGTACATAACGAGGTGCTGCTATAACGGCTGCGTCTTTGTACTGGCCTTTCGTGATCATATCGCCTGCGGTAAAGAAGTTTTCAAAGAATCCGCTTGATGCTCCAATGACTTCCGCCCAATCACCCTCTTTTGGCCTAGCAAAGTCAGTACCAGGGATAAAGTTACCCATGTTCGAGCGACCATACATATCAAAGCGTGTTTTTTCACTAAGCAAGCCGTACATAAGGGCATCGGCATTATCTTTGCCAAGCTCGTCCTGAAGGAATGCAGTCAAATTAGTTGCACGACCAAACAATCGATACAGCAAGCCTTCTACAATATCACGCAAATCATCAGTGAATGGCAAGCCTAACGCGCCAGCCAATAAGAACTGCCACGTCATAGCGACTGCGATTGATTTAACCTCTTTATCGCGCCCGTGACGAATCATCTGCTCAGCATAGTTAATACTAAACTGCTTAAACACCATGACCAACGGCCCAAACTGTCCAAGCTTACCAGTACCACGCGCCAGCCCTGAACGATTGCCCTTATTATAAACCCCTTGAGTCTGTTGAATCACTGATACTGCAAAGTCATAGCGACTGTTAAAGCCTTCCGCTTTCAACTTAGCATCACCCATTGTCTGCGCAACTTTGAAGGCGGCAATCATGGTGCCACGACGGTTGATTGTCTCTGACACCTCAGCGGCCCAACCAGCGGCACGCGATAAGTTGCCCCATAGACCGCTAATCACGCCAGCCTTACCACGCTCAAGCCCTCGGATCATCCAGATATTTTGCGGATCAAGATGACCTTCACGAGTCATGCGCAAGTAATCCTCTTTTTTCACCCATGCTGGCAAGTGGTCCTCAAAACCTTTCCAGCTAGGTGTAGCATTACCTGTGACCTTTTTACCGAACTCAAACGTCGCTTTGCCTGTGTACTTGGTGATAATGCCTAGCGCCTGTGTCATGTCTATATGCGCACGCGCTGCACCGACATAAGCGGTCAGCTTAGGTATGGTCTGAGTAAATGGCTGGGTAAAGTTAAGCACCATAAACGCGGTAGAAAATCCCATATAGTAATGGAATAGTAAGCCGCGCACGCCTGCAAACTCCTCTTGTGGGTTTTCCATATTAGCAAAGACGTTCTGAGCTTCACCTTGTAAGTTACCGTCCTCAATCTTTTGTATGGCGTTCTCGATCTCGCCATTATATAGAGCACGACCACTGTAGCGTGCGTTACTCATGACGAATGACGATAAGACTCGCGGCAAGTCCTCGCTATACCCTGGCACCTTCTTACGATGAATCAGGCGTTTTAGGGCGCTTTGATTGCTTATTGCTACCTTGAGGTACGCTTGATACGCACCGTCATCATCAAGGCCAAGCTCAGCGGCAAATAGCTGCACCGTCTCAGGGGATAAACCCTTACCTGTAAACTGCTTAAACGCATCTGGGTTTAGCGTACCAGTACCAACTTCAAAATCATTCTCGTTATACTTCTCTTTAAGCTCTTTGATAGCCTTGCGCTGCTGGCCCTTAGTTTCGTAGAGCTCAAACAAGTCTAGCTCATTGTTAGATTTGTCACGAACTTCAACGGCATAGTGCCCAAATCGCATCAACGGCGCATAGCCTTTTTCAACAAGATCGTCATACTTGACCGCGATACTATCCATCACATCAAACACTCCGTCTAACTGATTTTGCAAACGCTTCTCTGCGGCTGGCGTGATACTACCAGACTGAGCCAGCTTCTTGAGCTCGTCGGTCATGTGCTGCTGTATCATTAGGTTGTGACCGATGGGTGTTAGCCCTGCCAGCTTTAACCTATTAATGGTATGAATATTAACCAGCTTAGTGCCCTTAGCTAATGATGATAGCGTATCGACTGTCATGTGAAGTACAGACGAATCAATAGCAGCACGAGCGCGTCGGTACATATCTTTTTGCTTGTCATCAAGATTGAATTTTGCCTCAAGCTCGGGATCAGTCCATACCTGATCTGCCATTGTGCCATCAAACAAGGCGCGACTGACTTTATCGATTGCCTCCCTACGCTTGCCAATCATCAATCGAGTATCCCATATTTCAGGCATGTATTCTTGCACGCGCCCTGCTTCGTTGTTCTCGTAAGCAATACGCGCCTGCACGTTTTCAAAAAAGGTTTTAAAGCTTGGGTTTAACATACCGACGTGTAGCGGTGTGGCCAGATGACGACGTAGCAGCAAGCTTAGGTTAAACTTAGATGATAGTGCGGTCGCGCCTGCCTGCTTAGCGGCATCAATCGCTTTTTCTTTGGCGGTGGTTGGGTTGGTGTCTACCCCTAAGTTTGAATAGCGACGGCTAAAGCGAATATCATTTTCCTGACTATACTGCGGCATTGCTGCGGTATTATCCATGCCAGCAATAGTTACGTTATCTATGCTTTGCTCTGCCAGACGCTTAACCATACGCTCAGCAAGTTGCGTTATATCATTAGGTGTTAGTTTTAATTGCACACCTGTATTAGCGCGCACCCATGCACGCACGCCAGCCATGACACGATTCACAAAACGCTTAATCACAGCGAGTGGGCCGCCTCGCTCAGTGGCTTGCGCATACTCAGTGATGAGATATGGGATATATTCATCGCGTGCTTCACTAGCGCTGTAGGTGCTCGCCTCTGCACGCTGCTTGGCTCTTACTGCATATTTGTTACCAGACTTAACTAAATCATAGAAGTTTTCCATAAGCCCCATGTAAGTTTGCGTTGATAGCATACCTTGAATACCGGCATGACCGCCAAGCTCATGCAGCAATGTTGCCACTGCCGTATCAGTGGTTAAGTTATCAGCAATCAGTACGACCTTGCCTTGATAATAAAAGCCTTCTGCATCACTTGGGATAAGCAAGCGACCGTTGTTATCAACAAAATCATTGAGCGCGCGCACTCGTAGCTTACCAGCCTTGATAAGACTGGCAACAACGTCTTTACCAAAACGATCTTGCAGCAAACTAATAACTTGCTGGCTGGTAGTGCCAGTCAATCCTTTGGCTGGATTGGTTTTAGAATACTTAGGTTCTTCAGTACCAGGTACACGATCTTCTTCGGTAAGGCTATCAGCATCCTTTTTTGTGACAATCTCAGGTGCAATAAACTCTTGCTCGTCGTACAACGGCATGCCTACACTATCTTTTGCTTCAAGATAAGGAATGGTGGTTGAGCCTTTATCGTCCTCTGCGACAACAAAGTAACCGTCCTTGCTGTATTGATGACCAGTTACCACAAAAGGCTGTTTGCCGTAGAAAACCTCAGAATCCATTGGCGCACCTTGACGCAACCATACTGGCGCTGGGATTGGGTTTAAATCCAAATCAGCTTCAAGCGCTTTGATCTGATTACCAACACGCTCAAGCTCTGCCTTCTGGGTAAATGGCTGTGTAACGGCTTTCTTTAAATGATTAACCGTGGCTTTTGATTTTTCAATACCTGCCTGCTTCTTCTCTATTTGCTTAGGTAGATTACGCATGACTGACTCTAAGCCAGTAATACCCTTGCCGCTAAATGTCTGGCCGCCCATTGTTAGTACCAACTCAGGATTAGGCGCGCCATGCTTAAACACTATTGACATAGGCGTGCCAGCATAACTCCCAATCTTGGTTAATGGGTCACCAAGTCTGACATTTTTCTTAATGTATTCATCTAGTGCTGCCGTAGCATCAGCGCGTTTATCGTAGGTTTTACCATCAATAGTTACATTAAAGTTGTCGCGCTGGCTGGCAAGTGCATCTTCAACCGCTTGAGGATTGATTGCATCGAGTGCTGCCTGGTTATTAACTGCAAGCTCTGTTTGCGTGCGGATTTCTCTACGCATGTCAGCAATGCCGCGAGTGTATAAGCGCTCTTTACTGTTTAGTTGGTCCTGCTTTTTCTGTAGTTTAACGCGCTGCAAAATACGCGGATCACCAGCGGCTTCTGAGAACGACTCTAAAATATCGCTTTCTTCCTCTACTGCATCACCCTCGATTGTACGAGCGCTACCTTTAGCTTTCATAAAGGCGGTGATAAAGCGCTGCTTGACCGCGAGTATCTGCCAGCGCTTACCGTCCAAGCGGTCAGTCATATAACGGTATTCTAAAACCGTGTTCCATTGGTTCCCCTGTCGCTGGCCACGTCCGTTACGCTGCTCTAACTCACCAGGCATATAAGGGGCGTCCATGTGGTGCATGGCGCGCAAGTTGCGCTGCATGTTGACGCCTACGCCTAGCGTTTGCGTGCTACCAATCACAACACGAATCTCACCGCTGTTCATGGCGGCTGCAATTCTACTGCGCTCCTCCTTCTTGGTTTTACCGCTGACCACTGCTATCTGCTCTCGCGGTATGCCAGACTGAACCAATCGTTCTACCAAATCCAGCACTGGTGAGAATATATCAACGGTAATGCTTGGGTTTTTCTCGCCTTGTGCGTTACGGCCACCACTGCGTGTTGCCTTAGTTCCGTACCCTTGATCCATAAAGATAACCTGACTAGCCAATTCGTGACTGTCATAAATATCTTTAACATTTTTGATCACGCGACTGGTTTTGCTATTCTCGTCATCAGGCACTTGCCCTTCTTTACCAACCAAATCAGGGTCTAGCAATCGGGCGTCAAAACTAGCGGTATCAGCCAAGCGGCCATAGATTAATGGTGAGCGATGATCCCCATCTTTCATCCATTTTCTGCGAGTCTTACCGTCAGCGTCGCGCCACTCTGCCGCGTACTCTTGCACCTGTGCAAATATCCGCTTCTGTTCTGCGGTCATGTCTGCAGACTCGTTAATAACCTTTTTGTACGGTCTGTCTTTTGCGCCTTCGGTTCTGCCGTTTAGCAGCTCTGCACGTTCAAGATCAGTAAGGTTATCACTCATAATCTTGCCAGATTCCGTCTTACGCGGCTGCATTTCAGGCATATCTTCAGCAAACACGGTATCCATGTACTGACCGATCATCTGACGCAATTCAGGCACGTTTACAAAGCCTGCTAAGCGTGTGACCATTTCATAATCACCAGCGCTTGATAGCTCAACGTCCTGTGTCTCAGTAGCAAACGAACCAAACCAGCCATCCCAATCTGATACAGCCGCTTCATTCATCTCTGTTTCCATCACGTAGCGCATTTGATGGTAAATCTCAGTAATGGTATTGGTGATAGGTGTACCAGTAAAGGTGTGCACGTTACCGCCATTGTTCATCTGACGAACATATCGCGTTAAAAATTGCATCTGAATAGAGCGCTGCGACGTGCTTGTATTCAAGCCTTTCATCTTCATGCGCGTCACAATAGGTGGTTTTTTAAACTCATGCACCTCATCGACCAAGATCATGTCGATACCTAGGTCCTCAAAGGTGACTGCGTTCGCCTTACTTGATTGCTGGGCCTGCTTTTTAATGGTTTCAATGATACGTTTGCGAGACTTGGCCAGCTCTTTTGCAGTAGTAGAGCGAATCTTACCAATAGACTCGTCATCATCAAGATTGATTTTACTGACATTCTCACCATCTTCTTCAGCAGCTTCTCTAAACTCTTGCTCAAGTGAGGCAATATCATCAGCCGCCATAGCCATTAAGGTATCTTCGGTTAATGTCATGCGATCAAGAAGAGAGTGAGGCATTACAATAACGTCCCAGTCATCATTGGCTATCTGACGCAAACGAATATCACGGAACTTAGGTTCAAGGTTATTCACGTATAGCACACGCGCTGATGGGTACATCATGCGGATTTCTTCTGCCACCGCTGCACTGTTGGCGTTATGGGCAAAGATAATCGGCTTTTTAGCGATACCATATCGACGCGACTCGATAGCGATACCGCCCATCGTAAACGTCTTACCAGTACCTACTTCATGCGCATTAATACTGCGGCGGTTGACGATAGCACGCCATATCGCATTGGCTTGGTGTTCACGTAAGTTAAACTCACCCTTGCCTAGTGATAGCGCCATACCTTCAAAGGTTAAGAAGCTGCCGTCATACTTAGGTGTGGCCCAGGCATTGCGCGCTTCGTTGTATTCTTTTTCTAAATCGGTTCGACGCTCAGGGTCACTCCACAGCCACTCGCTAAAGTCACCGCGAATTTTGGCGATACGCTCATTGGCTTCGCTTGTGGCTTCATGGTCATAAACCTCTTCACCGTCAATCTTTCTTGTGATACGAACGACCTGGTTACTAAAGGCGGCCTGAACCAATGCACTAAAGTGATAATGATGGGTACCGTAGTTTGTGCGCGCTTCTGCGGCATGGTTCATACCCTTGCCAAGCTTGACCTTCCAGCGACCTGATAGGAATGATACGTTTATATTGTCCGCGTCGCTCTTGCCTAGCATGTGGGCAATATAATCTTGATAGGCTTCTGGCGGTATCCAAGTTGCGCCTAGTTTGGTTTCAATATTGAAGTAAGGCACATCTTCAGGAACGACAGCTTTTAATGAAGCGACGTTATCTTTCATCGCCTTATTTCCATCTTTAAGGGCCGCTTCTGCTTCTCTTAGTTTTTGGCGCACGTTGCCTGATAGGTAAATATCAGACGGCACGATGTCACCGTTCGGGCCTTCAAACACTGCACCGCTATCTTTAAGCTCTTTGCGGATTTCTTGCTCAGACTTATCCGTTAGCTCTGCAATCTCTTTTAACGTGGGGTTTACTGATTTGTTACGTGCCAGCACATAAGCATCACGCACACTTGGGTTTTTGATAGCAGCCTTACCACGTGTTGTACTTCTGCTCATAATGGTGGCTGGCTTGCCGTCGTCTTGCTCAAGTGCTGCTAAGTCATAATAGAATGGGTCATTGACGCGATCCATATATTTAAGCGCGTAAGAGTCGCGCAGACTGCCGTGGTTCTTTGTAAACGCATCATAAGCAGACTTTAACGCCTTGCGTTCTGTCTCAGCTTCTTGCCCGGCACGCTCTTTATCAACGAGTGCGGTAAATTTTTGACGTAAATCAATAGCGTCCTTGATCTGAGTCTCACGATCAAGCGTCGTTGCTTTGGATTTCACCTCATAACTGGTAACGTCTTGGGCCTTAACCATCTGATCACCGCGAGCAAGCATAAGCTCGCCTGCATCATTGGTGAACAATGAACCGTGACGCTCGCCTGTTGCGTTAGCGTAGTAGGTTAGATGGTCGGTTGTGGTGTCGGCCTGCATGACGTTCTCAGGCACCAAGTCGATTGCCTGTTGTAAGCGCTCTTCCATGTTGTCTGGGCGACGAACAATCATGCCTGCACCAAATTTAGTGGTGCCGCTGCCAAAATCAATCGTACCAATGATGTTTTGAGGGTTATCGATATAGTATTGGCTTAGCTTGATGGTTTCTCCTGATGGGGTAACATAATCATTAACTGCCACCCATGTTGCATCTTCTGGCACGATAGCGGCTTTCTCGGCACGCTTGCGCAAGATGACAATATCGGTTACTACGGCGGTACCAGCATAATCTTTAAACGCGCCAGACGGCAAACGAATAGCAGCCACTAGGTCGGCTTGTTTGGCAAGCTCGCGTCTGATACCTTCGTTCTGCTTATCCATTGTGCCGGACGATGTGATGCTAATCACAAGACCGCCTGGTCTTACTTGATCCATCGACTTTAAAAAGAAGTAATCGTGCAGCATTGGGTTTAGCTTGTTGTAGCGACGGTCTGCTACTGGTGTGTTTTCAAAAGGATAGTTACCGATCACCACGTCATAGAAGTTATCAGGCGTTTTAGACTCCTGATACCCCATGACTTGAATGTTTGATTGTGGGAATAGCTGCTTAGCAATCGAGCCTGTCATTTCATCAAGCTCAATACCGGTGAGTTGACTGCGCGATTGTACGTGCGCTGGCATCATGCTAAAAAAGTTACCAGTACCCATAGACGGTTCTAGCACGCGACCACCAGTAAAACCCATGCGCTCAACCATAGACCACATCGCCATAACGGTAGGTGGGTCAGTGTAGTGGGCATTGGTAATTGAGCGCTGTGCTGACTTCCAGGCAGACTCGCCCATCGTCTCACGCAACCATTCACCGCGATCTTTCCAGACGCCCTCGTCTTTATATTTAGGATGATCCCATGAACCTTGAAATAGCTCTTGGCCAAAAGAACCCCAGCCAATATATCCGGCTAATATCTTTTGTTCTGCTGGGCTGGCTTGGCGACTTTCTGTTTCAAGACGCTGTAGCAGCTCTAGCGCTTCACGGTTTTTATTGAATCGCTGTACCGGTGTGCCACCGACAATCTCTAGTGGATTTTCAATTAATAGGTCGGTTGCGCTTGCTTTGGTAGCGGCTGGTGAAGTGGCTCCGCTGTCTGTTGCTCGCTTTCCGGCTCTAGCATTAGATGTTCGCGTGTCGCCTGTTCCTTCGCGTCCGATCTCGGCATTCCGCTGGCTTGGTACTGATCCTTCGTCTGCCACATTCGCTCCTGCACCACGAACGCTAGGTCGTCCAGCACTTGCAACTTCGTCAGTCGCGCTGTCATTTGTGGGCTGTTCTGTTGCCACGTCTCCACTATCTGCTGGTGTAGCTCCTGATTGTGGGTCACTTCCTCGCGCTCGTACTTCCGGCGCTCCTGCTTGATCCTGCGTGCCTGCTTCGGTGTCATCATTGGTATTCTCGCTTATCTCTTCCACTGTCTTGAATTTATCAGCGCGTCGGCTCACATCATAGGCTGGGCCTTCACCGCCTAGATTGATACCTACTGGCTCGCTTGCCATAAAGTTGCCTTCTGGCTTTGATCTTATACCGTTTTTATCTTCATAGATAGGCTCACCTTCCGTGTTCTCACCAACAAATAGGCGCTTGTCGTTGCCTACGTCGATGGATTCTGGGTGTTTTGGTTTGGCTGGCGTGGTAGGCTCGCTTGCCTGCTCAGTCTCAGCCTGCACGTCATCAAAGAACCCACTTTCTACAAGCTCGTTAAACTGCTTGCGGCTATCTTCTACACTATCCATACCTGTAGTGTCGAGCTCGTCAAAGTTGCGCGCTGCTTCCCATGCTGGCAAAAGATAGCTTTTAACCTTCACGCCTGCGTCATCGATTAGCAGTGTAGCAAAGTCAGTAAAGTTACGAATACCGCCTTCAATATATGCTGCTGCTAGGCCCATTGCTGCAAAAGAAGCTTTAGGATCAAAGCCTGAGTTTAGGTTACCCAAACTGCTTTTTAGTGTAGCGCGGTATTCTGCTGCTGCTTCTTTAGTGACCACCTTATTTTTATCTAAAAGGCTGGCACGCAACTCTGCTGCGGTTTTACGTTTAGGCTTAGCGTCTTGTGCGCTCACATCATTCTGTGTTTTCTCAGTAGCGGCTTTCTTCGCCTCGGCTCGTTTGGCTGGCGCGGACTGCTCGCCAGTCGGTGTAGATGGCGTGGTTCTGCTGCTGGTTAATTCTGCAAACTGCTCGTCGGTAATATTTTTGGGTTTCTGTGACTGGTTGTACGCCTCAACTTGCGCGAATCTATCATCATTTACCGCGTTTACAAGCGCTGGGTACTGACCTGCCTTTGAGTCCAAAAAATCCCTAAGTGTCATATCATTGTTTGCATAGGCGATTACAGCATCCTCAACATCCCACATGATTTGTTTCGCTTTGCGATCGGCTTTATCAGCCGCCGCTTGGTCATCCTTATTCTTCGTGCGCTTAGCCTTATTGATTAATTTTTTAGAAGGCAACATGACTAGGTTGTAAACATCATCTAACGACATGCCAAATGTATCTAGTACATTAGCCTCGTCTGACTTGTACTTCTCTTTCCTGTCGTCGCTCTTTTTTTGCTGAGACTGTATGCTCTCTGATATCTTATTGTTAGCATCTTGAATAGAATTATCTCTAGCTTGTCTTGTGGCAATATCGTCATTCAACACAAAGCGTATGGCTCCAGCAACTTCGCCAGCCGCTATAGAATAAGCTGATACAGAATCTGATTTTCTATTACCATAAGACATTCCATCTATTAAACTACCTCTTTTTGACGCATCGTCAAATGCTTTTTTATACCAGTCTGAGTTAGGCTGTATTAGTCTGCCAGCTGCTTTAGCTGCATTACGAACATGAATTTCTTTCTCGCCTAGCAAAGCAAGTCGTTCATCTTTACTGGCGTATGATGTGGCTATATCACGGACAGATTGACCGCTTGATTTCGTACTTTCCGATGCTGTTTCCGCTTTCACTACAGAAGACTGAGGCGGTTTTACTGGGCTGGCGGGCACTGTTTCCGATTGTGCTACATCGGCTTGAGGTGAATCGGATTTGATTGACTGCTTCGGCTGTATCTCAAAGCGACTCTTGCCAGCACTCACAACTTCATGCGTATCGCTAATACCCTTCTTATCAATAAACGCTTGCGCCTTATCCTGCTTACCGAACCACTTAGCATTACCGTCTTTACCAATAGCGACATCATTGTTAGGTGCTGTCTCAGTTTTTGCGACTGGTGTAGGCGTACTGTTATTTAATGAGCGACCTTGTATTTCATCGACGCGATTAGCGAACACCTCAAACTCTGCGTCTGTGCCGCCATACTCACCATTTTCATCAAGCGTCATACCCAGATCAGTAGCGGCTTGCTCCTGTGCCTGCGCATAACTTGGCTTGGCAGGCGCGTTCGCAACAATCTCAAAACCACCGCCTTTTACCTGATTAATAGTTACACTGTTAGGATCAAGTTTTTGCTTCTTTATAGCGGCTTTTGCGGCTGGCTTGCTTTTATAAATACCTTCGTTAGTAGTTGGCGCTACATCTACTTTAGCCTGTGTAGGCGCTGGAATATTGATAGTAGGGTTTTCGTCAGTCAACTGTGTGGCTGTATCTGTCTCTACTGGCGCTGCTGGCGTGTAATTTTCAAGCTCTTCGTTTATTTTTTTTAGCGATTCTTCTTGTTGCGCCACGGTTCCAGCGCTAGGCGTACGACGCTTAGTTGTTGCGCTAGGTGCTTGCTGTGCTGGCATGGTTAAACCATTGGCAGTAGGTGCTACTGATTGCTGTGATTGTGGCGCTAATGGCGGCTCACTGATAGGCTGCGCTTGAGTATCGCCACCTTCACGCGCTTGCCGTACCGCATTAAGCTGTCCGGTCATCCACTGGTGCAACTGCTTTTGCACACCTTCAGGTAGGCTTGCCCAATCTGCCTTGGCAACATTCTGCTCTATCTGTCCACCGAACGCATCAGCGATTGCTTTGGCTTTGATAGCGGCTGGCATGTTGCTATCCCAAAAACGTGCTAGGTTAAACGGTGTGCCATCAGCACCGACAACGGTAGTATCAAACGATTCATTCTCGTAAGGCTGTGCAAGCTCTGCACGCTTGGCAATCTCGGCTTCTGCTTCTGCACGCTCTATATCGCGCTGCTGCTTTAGCTGCTCTGCGGCTTGGCGTTCGCGCTCCGTCTTAGCGTCTGCTGTTGCTTGCTCAATTTCTGCGTCAATTTGCTGCTGCTTGGCGCGCTGTGCGGCTATGTACTCATTAATAGTGGCACCTGTACCTGCAATCGCTTGTTGCTGCTCTGCGAATGCGGTATCTTCCACTTTAGCAGCTGCTCGGCTTACCACACCGGATAAGCCTTGCTTATTCTCACCACGCTTGTCGTCGTACCAGGCTTGCGCGGCTGCTAAAGATTCTTCGACTGGCTTGCCAGCGCTATCATCGTCAATTGCTTCATCGAGCGCTTGCTGCTCTGCGATAAGCTCAGCGATCTGCGCATCTTGCGCGTCAAGCTCTTGCTCGCTTGGCTGACTGTCAACCACTGGCTGTGCTTGTGCGGCTGGTGCGCCTTGTGGATTAAGCGCGTCCTCAAAGCCTTGTTCATCAAGCTCAGTTGCTCCATCGACTTGACCGTCAAACTCTTGGTCAGTGCTATTGGTAGGCTCAATACGTGGTGCGCGACGTGCTAGAGATGTGCGAGGAATACCGCGACGCTCAGCCTCACTTGCCATTGCATCAAGCGCGGCTTTGTTTTCTTGAAGCTGTACGGTTAGTGCCTGACCTTCTGCCGATCTTGGCGATACAGCGGTAATCTGCTCTTGTAGCTGCGGTATGGTCGACGCAATATCAGCATAACTTTGCTGCGCGGCTTTGAGCCCATCTTGCGCTTGCTTTAGTTTTGAGTTGCGCGTACCGACATAGGTAGCACCGCCCATCAGACCGCCTAAAACACCACCCATTAGGACCGCTTCTGTATTCTGTGCGGTATCAATCTTGTCTTTTACGCCCACATCAACGGCTGCTTTTTGAGCCACATAATCGGTGTAACCCTCTTGCGCGCCCTCTTCAGCGACGTTTAACCCCACAATGCCAGCGCCTACGGCTGTAGGAATAGCGGCTCCTGCTACCTTGCCAGCATCAGCACGCACTGCAAGCTTGTTAAATACCTTTTGGCCCCATTGACTGACTGCACCACCAGCGGCTCGGTTGGCGGTGAATGAGCCGACACCTGGCGCCATCATGCTAAGTGCTAGTGTTGCAAGGCCCACGTTTTCGCCTGACTCTTCGGCAATCTCGCTGATTGTCTGATCACGCGCTTTCGCGTGCGCCTCATCCTCACTCATGCCAGCTTTGACGTTTTTGTCAAACATACCCTTGTAGATATCTTGCGAGCGTTCAGCGCTGGCAAGCTGCTCTGACGTTGCATTTTCCAGCTCATCTTTGGTGCTATCGCTACCATCAAGATAAGCTTGTGGGTACATAGACGCGCCAGCCACACCATAAGAAGCGGCTGCCGTTGCTTTGGCACCTGCACCTACCGCCTGAACACCTTTAGCAGCTACACCTGCTGCCCCAAAACTAGCAGCAAGCGCTGGCACCTGCTCAACGGCTGATACGGCAAGCTTTTGTGAGAAGTTGCCGTTCTGCTGAATATCGCCATACGCCTGATAGACGTTATTAGATATATTATCTTCATAGCTTTCTAGCGCTTTTGCACCGCGATCAAAGATACCACCGTCGTCATTCTCGCCCACATCAGCGGCAAGCTGTAATGGTGCGCGTAGCAATCTTGATGTACCTGTAGCAAGCGCACCGCCTACGGCTGATACCGTGTCACGAGCTGCATGTGAGGCGGCTTGCGCGCCTACCGTGTTATTGCGGATAGATTCATTGGTACGATACTCATTATCAAGCTCGCGCTGCGTTTGCTTAGGCTTGCGTAGCGTACCAATTTTTTGTTGTGCTTCCGCTTTAGCGGCCTGCAAGTCTTTATAGTTTTTATTGAATAGGCTTTCATAAGTCTGATTGTATTTTGGGCTGCCTGGCTTTAAGTGAGGCGCACGCGCTTTTAGCTCTTGCTTGAGTTTAGCCTCAACCTTGGGCTTCCAAGTATTATTCTCCCACTCGCGCAAGGCTTTGGCTGCCACTTTCTTGTCTTCATTGGCATAGCTTTTATTAGTGGCCACATCAAAACCTTTTGACACCGCACTGCGGCTATCACGAGTTTTGCGCTGCTTCTCAACGGCTGAACTAGCAATGCTGAATAATTTATCGTTTAAGCTCATATTGTCTCTACCAGTCCATGTTGTCGTTTAAGTTGTTCATATAATCAAAGCTTTCTGCGGCTGCTGGATCGGTTTTTGGTGGCGTCAATCCACGCGAGTACAGCGCTTGCAGCTTACCCGTCTGTGTGGTCTGTCTTGTTGGCGCTGGGGTTCTTGCCTGCTGACCTGGTAAGGTTAAACCGCCTGCGGTCACGCTACCACCACCTCTTGCTGCTGGATTGAAGCGCTCAATAGCCTGTCTAATCTCTTTAGCGGAAGACACGCCAGCAATGCTGTAGATGATCTGATTTGTTAGCGCTGAACGCTGTGCCTTTGTCATCTGGCGTAGCTTGCTGGCAGGAATTGCTTTTTGAGCGCTTAGGTAAACATCACCATAAATATCACTGACTTCTTGCGCACTGCCAGCCTTACCCATATCACGTAGCAATGCTGCGGTTTCTGCCAAAATAGCGGTACTGGTAGCATCGGGTTTAAGTCCAAGTGATTTCAGGGATTTTTGAGTTTCAGACAACCCTTTAGTTATTACTGCGTCATAGTCTTTAGCAGTGTTGGTCGCAGCCACGCTTTCGACTTTTTTACTACCGCCTTTTGGTGCTTTAGGTACGCCTGGTACTGAGCGCTGTACTTGTATTGGACCTGAGCTATGCTTGGTTAGGTAGTCAGTAAGCGATGTACCTAGTTGGTCTTTAGGGTTGTATCTGCCGTTGGTTTGCACAAACTTATTCATGCCACCTTTGCCACCAAGATGACCGACGGCAACCAACCCACTAAGCGTCACTGGTACACCGTTAATTACCTTGCCAACTGCGCCAGTAGCTTGTGCTGCTTTTGTCAAATCACTAATGTGCCACTCATTGACTGCTCGCTGCTGTGCTGCTGGCAGGTTTTTAAACTGAGTTGCTGTGATTGGCGCTGTGCCTGTGGCGGTAGCGTAGTCTTGCAAACGCGCATCACCCATCTGTATTAAGCCACCAAAATTTCTGCCGTCAGTATTGGTGCGAAAGGCTGCACTATTACCACTGCTCTCTGTACCAGTAAGCGAATTGATAATAGATTGCACGTCATCGCCACCACCAACGATAGGCGTACCACCTGCATCAAGGTCTGATTGCGCGGTGCGAATGCCAATATTGTTTTGAGCGTTCACGTTGGATAGGTCTACAGCGTTGGCGTGTCTGACGCCTAGCTCATCAATAGTAAAGCCATGTCTTACGCCCAGCTCATCAATGGTATAGCCATGCTTGACGCCCATTTCATCTATCTTATAGATGTGATCGCGCTTCGCTTTGATATTATCAGCTTCAACATCGACGCCTTTTTTGGCGGTGTATAAAGACAGCTCGCTCTGATCCTTCCGTTGCTGCTTGGCAATTTCAGCGGCATAAGCAGCTTTTTCTGCGGCAATCGCTTCACCATTCTGTAGTTGGTTATACCCTTCCATCAACTGCTCATACGTCACTGAGTCAGTGCGGATAACCTTGCCTGTCTCTTTATCAATGATGTTTTGGAAGTAGTACGTGTTGCCGTTCTCATCAGTGCGAGAAGCTACTTTGCCATTTACGTCACGTTCTACGTTTATCTTGTACGGCAAGTCACTATGGCTGTTTGCACCTTGCACAATGGCATCAATCGCGCCTGATTCATCGCCCATTTGCTTGAAGTATTGAATCTGGTTATAAGTCTTACTGTAGTTTCTTTGGTTGACAGAATCAGTGCGCGTGTCTTTTGCTTCATCAAGCTTTAGTGTATCTGCCTGATAGCCCAAATCATGGTTCTCTTGCGCGTTCTTATCTTGCTGCGCTTGACGTGCCAGCTCGCGCTCTTTATCAGCAACGCGCTCAGCTTCATTCTTTTTGTCTTGCTCATACCCCATGATGTTTTGGGCAAAGCGATTGGTGAACTGCGCCACTCCGGTTAAGCCACTCATAATTGTCTCCTAGTTACATGAAAAGGCCAGTGCCAGAGCCAGTTGAGGCTGACTTATTACCGTATTGGTCCCACGCCTTATAGACGGTTGAGCCAAGATCAGCCCAACTGTTAGCTGCCGCATTACCGTCAGCTCTCGCTTGATCGGCTTTATTGGCGTAGGTTTGTGACAGCGCAGTTGATGCACTTGCTGAGGCGGCCTGTGCGTTATTGAGCTTATTGACACCCAATGTTAAGGCGTCCTGCTGGCGTGCAAAGGTTAAATCTTCTGCTCGGTTAGATTCCTGACGACGCGCATTATTAATAGTACCTACCTTAGCAAGGGCTTTTGATAAGGAAAGATCACGCCCGATAGCATCAGCACGACCGCTATTAGGGTTAATCCCTAGGCGCTGCATACTTCTCAAACTTGCAGCGCCAGTGTTGGCAAACTGTGTTTCTACATCGCCAATAGCATCCTGCGTTATCTGATCATAATCTGGCGTCACACCCTTTCTGACAGCGGCTAAGTAGTTATCTTCAATCGGTTTATAAAACTCGTCGTAATCCTTCTCTCTTTTTTTGGCGCTCTCGAGCTGCTGCTGCTGCAAAGCTATCGATGCGGCATTGGCTTTGTCGGCAGACTTTTGCGCTTTGTCTTGCTCGTTGCCACTCAAAACCCCACTGACGCCACCAATAACCGCACCTGCTGGACCGCCTGTTAAGAATCCAGTTGCCGCACCTAACAATCCACTTAGAAAACCCATAACACCCTCACTTATATTTACTATTTATTTAATGTTGATAAATTTTAGACACGACAAAAACCCAACCATCTATTGATGACTAGGTATCTGTTTGTTGTGAGGTGGCAAAGGCTGCCTAAGTGCTACAAGTGTTTTGCTTTTATTATGCAATCAGTATATCAAATTAATGTAGCAATCATGCCTCTTTATCAACGAGCATCCCATTTTTAATGTACTCGCGCGTATCATCAGCCTGCCTGTCAATCGGAGTGACAGACTCGTCATCACCTATTGGCATTTCCTCAATAAACCAAGACGGTCCCTCTACCGTCTTTACTATCTCACCTGTGTCTGTTTTATAGACTGCATAGTGTGCCATTGCTTACCTCCGCATGGTCATGGCATGGATGTATCGTTGTGATAAATTTGCAGTACCGCCACTCGATACGCGCATCTGTAGCTCGTAAACACCTGCAACGCCTGTACTGTCATGCCTAGACAAAGAGAACGTGCCAGCATTACGGTTGTCGTTGGCAATGTCAACTCGGTGACTATGGGAGCCAGCGCCGCCACTATGAACCCTTACAGTCCCATTGACACTCCCATAACCACTACCATTATAAGCACTACCTGAAAACGAGGCTCCATGATCGTGCGATAAATTAAAGCTTGTGGTGGTCATAGTTACCGATCTTGCCTCACTAAAAAACACTTCTATGTTATCAGCAATGACAGCACCACCCTTTACAATCCTACACAAGATACTCTGCACGCGAGCATAGCCTGGAAAGTTAAAGATAGCATTAAAATTCAGCATGGTGTGACCCATATCAGAAGGCACCGCCAAGCTTTGTATTGTGGTATAAAGAGAACCCACCTCTATACTGCCTTCTGTAAATGCTGACACAGGAACCGTTACCGCATTGCCTTTTATATCTAGCGTGTCAATAGATGCACGACGGATATAGGTATCATCTAGGTAGTTTCCTGCCGGGATAACCTCCCCATCAATCACCGTACCATCAGGGTATGAAACGAAGGGCACGCTCTTACTACCACTTTGGCCTTGTATGGCAAAACTGCTAGCCCTAACAATAAAGTCTACGGTTTCTCCATCATTGCCCAGCGCAATGCCGCCGACGACGCCGTTCACATCAGTCTTAATCGACCACTTAGCGTTAATGCCATCTATAGCGCTTTGCACTGTCTGCACCGAGGCTGTATTTTCATCGACGCTTGATTGAATCGTGTCAGTGCGCTTAGACAATGCGCTAGTGGCTGTTGCATTAGCGGTTATCTGCGTCTGCATAACGCCAGCATTATCTTCAAAATCAGCTCGAATCGTTTCTGTCTGCTCAGCTAACGCCTTTATTTCATCAACGCGCGTTTTGCTTTCTAACGATATGGCGGCTTTATTGCCGTCAATTTCGGACAGCACTGCATCAAATCTCTGGGCGGTGTAAATCCCCTCTTCAATAATAGCGCTACGCTCTGACCATACGCCCACCCCGTTTAGCGGATCATCCTCGCCAGCCCATCGGTCAGTGTCACTAGCCATACGCGGATTGACCTGAGCAAACACACCACTAATATCACGGGCATTAGCAGCGCTTGCACTCGCTGCCGTCTCCGCATTACGCGCTACAATCCCCTCGCTACCCATGACCTCATTATTGAAACTTGAGGATAGATTTGATATCTCGGTAGCATTGGTGTTGGTTTTGGTGCTGGTGGTCTCTAACTTTTGTACGATAGATGATAATGAATTAACTCCATCACCATTTATCTGACTATCTAATGAGGTTATTGACTGCGCGAGTGCTGAATCCTTGTCTGCGCGCGCCTTTTCTTCACGTAATAGTGCGGCATGACTCGCCCCTGGTGACGGCCTGCCTACCGCTATCCAGTCAATCTTAAAATAGTTTAGATTGTCAGCGCTGCTGGCAAGCTTGATATTAAACCCTGCAATAGCCCCCGACCACTCAAGGTAGAAATTAACAATAGCAAAACCATCTTCTGTGTACTCAGGTTCAGCCGATGCAAGGCTGCCACCAGCATAGCTCAGTAATGCGCCCCATGTTGGCGTTCCTATCTTTTGAATCCGCAGTTTAACGTGACGATACGTATTACCATCAATATCTACTACCGGGCTATTAATGGTTTCAGTGCGTACATTAATCCAACCATTGGCGTAAACACCGTTTACCCAGCCGTCATGATTTTTATCAAAGTGCCAAATCTCAAAACTATCAAACTGCTCACCCACGCCAGCCGATAGCAAGCTTACTTGCTCTGCCAATCCTTCAATGTCAGTCGCGCGTGCGGTGCGTTCTTGATGAATAAGCCCCGATGTTAACTGTGATAAGTCATCGCCGTTATAACCTCCGGTCATTTGCGCGGCGAGGCGATTTATCTGCGACGCCACCGCCTCGTTTTTAGTAACTAGGGTTTTATTAACTTCAGTGATGGTTGCTTTGTTATTACCTACCTCGGTGGTTAAGCCATCGACGCGCTTTGCCATCGACAAATCGTTTTCAATAATTGCACTGCGCTCACTCCATGCGCCCACTAGGTTTTGCGGACTATTATCACCTGCCCACCCTTCGGTATCACCTGCCATTTTTGGATTAACTTGCGCGTAAACCCCGTCAATCCTTCTTGCATTTGCGCTATCAGCGGTCGTCAATGCCTCATAGTTATCTTGAATGGATGCAGTATTTTCGCCAGTGGTCGATACCAGTGTATCTATTCTACTGCTTAGCGAGCTATCAGCATCAGTACGTGCCTGTGTTTCTGTTTGAATAAGCGCTGAGTTTGCACCAGTGGTTGATACCAACGTGTCAATGCGGCTGCTTAATGCTTCATCTTCGGTGGTTCTAGTAAGAACTTCTTGATCTATGGATGCTGTATTAGTGCCTGTCGTTGCAACGAGTGTTTCAATCCTCGTGCTCAATGCACTATCAGCTTCAGTACGCGCTGCGACCTCTGTTTGGATGGCGGCAGCATTATCGCCAGTCGTAGCAGTCAGTGTATCAATACGGTTAGACATGGCACTATCAGCATTGGTTCGCGCGGTAGCCTCAGTCTGAATAGCGGCGGTGTTGCCATCGGTTGTTGCAACAATTGTGTTAATGCGCTTGCTAAGAGCCTCGTCCTCACTGGTACGCGCAGTCGATTCACTGATAATGGCAGCTTTATTATCATCCGTTACAGTGCTCAGCGTATCGATACGGCTAGACATAGCGCTATTAGCATCAGTACGCGCCTGCGTTTCAGTATTGATAGCAGCGGTATTCTGCTCAGTTCTAGCGCGAATAACATCGGTCTGCATAGCAAGTGCGCTATCTACTTCTGCAAGCACCTTGTAATTGCTTTGTATTAAAGCATTGCTGTTATCGAAATCTGCGTTCAAAGTATCAATGCGTTGACCTAGCGCAAAATCTTCTTCAATACGTGCTGATTGTTCAGTCCACACGCCAACATAACTTTCCGTATCACCTGCCCAGCCGTCCGTATCACCTGCCAGCTTAGGATTGATCTGTGCAAAAACCCCATCTAGTTTTGTGGCCGTCGCGGTTGTGTCGGTGGTTAGTGTCTCAATATCGCTAGTGATTAACGCTAAGCTACCATCGGTGTTGGAAGATAGGGTGTCAATGCGTCCACTAAGTGCGGTATCCTCAGTGGTTCTGGCTGTTACTTCTGATGTGATTGCTGCGGTGTTGCTGCCAGTGGTAGCAACAAGCGTTTCTATTCGATTGCTTAACGCACTATCTTCGTCGGCTCTTGCTATCTGCTCTGTCTGGATTGAAGCGGTATTTTCGTCCACTGTACTTAGAAGTATATCAATACGACTGCTTAATGCTTCATCTTCAGTGGTTCTTGCTAGCTGCTCTGTCTGAATAGCGGCGGCATTATCGCCCGTTGTAGCAGTTAAGATATCAACTCTACTACTTAGCGCCTCATCCTCGCTTGCCCTAGCAGTTGCTTCCGTCTGGATGGCTGCGGAGTTCTCATCTGTTGTTGCAAGAAGCGTATCAATCTTGCCGCTTAAAGCCTCATCCTCTGTCGTGCGCGCAATAACCTCACTTTCAATCAGCGCGGTATTGCTTTCAGTGCTTGCAAAAATAGTGTCAACTCGCGTTCCTAGCGCACCCACCTCTGTAGTCCTAACCTCAACCTCAGTCTGAATAGCGGCGGCGTTCTCGTCGGTTGTCGCTGATAAGGTGTCGATACGACTGCTTAACGCGCTGTCCTCTGTGGTCCTAGCTTCAACCTCGGTTTGAATAGCTGCTTTGTTGTCGCCAGTGGTCGTTACCAGCGTATCAACCTTACCTACCAAGGCGCTATCTTTATCAGCCATAACTGTTAATTTGCTTTCTATCAAAGCATTGCTATTTTCAAAACTGGCGTTCAAGGTATCAATGCGCTCACCAATAGCAAGTCCATCTTCGATACGAGCTGACTGTTCAGACCACACACCTACTTGAATAGTATCATCACCTGCCCATCCTTCGGTATCACCTGCAAGGCGCGGATTAACTTGAACAAATACGCCATCAAGCTTGGTTGCTATTGCTGAATCTTCGTTGGTTAGTGTCTCAAAATTGCTTGTTATTGACGCTGAGTTTTCATCTGTTTTAGCTGACACGGTATCAATACGACTACTCATGGCGTTATCAGCATCAGTACGTGCCGTGACCTCTGAGGTAATGGCTGCGGTATTTTGTCCTGTTGTCGCTGCAAGCGTATCGATACGGCTAGACATAGCGCTATTAGCATCAGTACGCGCTGTGACCTCTGTTTGGATGGCGGCGCTATTTTCACCAGTCGTAGCTGTTAACGTGTCAATACGACTACTAAGCGCTGTGTCCTGCGTAGTTCTGGCTGTCACCTCTGATTCAATGGCTGCTGAGTTTGCACCAGTGGTTGATACCAACGTGTCAATGCGGCTGCTTAATGCTTCATCTTCGGTGGTTCTTGCGCTGGCTTCGCTTGTGATCGCTGCTGAATTCGCACCGGCCTTAGCTATGACGCTATCTAACTTAACAGCGGTGGCTGCGTTTTCTGTCGCCTGAGTCTGATAGTTACCATCAATGACTGCTGTTATATCACCAAGCTCACCATCTATGCGCGAGCTAAGTCCTGATATATTAGTGGCGTTGGTTTCTGTGGCTGTGGTTAAAGTGGTTAAGCCCTGCGTGATGGTTGACGATAGATTGCTGGTTTCAGTATTCACTTTACTATCAAGCGTGGTTATTGATTGCGCAAGTGCCTCATCTTTCTCCGATCTTGCACGCTGCTCATTAAGTAAGGCTGCGCTACTAGCACCAGGCGATGGTCTGCCGACTGCTATCCAGTCAATAGAATAGTAATTAGTGGTGCTCGCGGTATCACTTAATCGTAAAGTAAAGCCCGTTACCGCACCGGTCCACTGCATACGAATAGATATGGTTGCAATACCGTCAAGGTCGAAGTCTGGTTCTTTCTCTGTTTGCTCAATAGCGCCATAAACAATCTTTGCGGACCATATAGGGTTGCCAACTTTCTTGATACGCATCTTTATATGGCGATACATAGAACCGTTAATATCAATCGCTGGGCTTGTTAGCGTGTCGTTGCTAACGTCGATGAATCCGTTGTTATACGTACCACCAGTCCAGCCATCCTTATCCTCGTTAAAGTGCCATATCTCAAACGGATCAAACTGCTCTCCTACGCCAGCGGATAACAAGCTCATCTGCTCAGCCAGCCCTTCAAACTCGGTAGCTCTAGCGGTTCGCTCTTGGTAAATAAGCCCTGACGTTACTTTATTTAAGTCACTACCTTTATATCCACCAACCATTTGCGCAGATAGCATGTCGATTTGATTCGCGACCACCTCTGTTTTGGTTACTAGCGCTGTATTCATCTGGCTAATAGTGGCAGTATTACTATCAATACTTGCCTTTACCACATCAAAGTTCTTTGCTGTCGCAAGTCCATCTTCAATACGTGCTGATTGCAAGGACCAAACCCCTGCAAAATAATCATTATCACCTGCCCAGCCATTAACGTCACCAGCCATTCTCGGATTGACTTGAGCATAAACGCCGTTAAACTGTTCGGTCAAGACGCCTGTTTCATTCTGACGCTGTGTTGTTTCATTTACAATATCTTGGGCTAACAAGTTATCAAGACGCAATCGCTCTGCACCTTCTGCGTCAATTTTGCTCTGTAATTCAGACGCCTTGTTTTTGACTTCTTCGATACGGTCCCGGCGTTCATCAGTTATCGCTTGGTTGGCGGCTATGGTTTCACTGGTTCTGATTGAGATTTCTGCTGCAATATCCTGACTATTTTTCAAAACTGCCGCTACGCGCTCATTGCGCTCATCCAATATCGCTTGATTAGCCGCTATCAAGGCGTCAACTCTCGCCTGCTCTTCAGCTCCTATGGCTTCACCGACAAGCTTTAGCGCTGCTGCTCTAGCGGACGCTTCATTGATAATAGCCTGATTAGAAGCTAGTATGTCTGCAATGCGTGCTTCGCGCTCTGATCCAATAGCTGTGTTAGCGGCAAGTATGGCAGCAATACGTTCTCGCGTCTCACCCTCTAACGCTGTGTTGGTTGCAGCAATGGCTTGAAGCCTGTCTTCTGCTTCTTGGGTTATCTTGCCGTTAACAAGCAATAGATCAGCCACACGCTCATTGCGCTCAGCTAATACTTGATCTCTGGTATCGCTTATCGCGTTTACTCGAGCCAAAACTTCTGCATCGATATCTTGCTGTAATAGATTCGAGCTATCTGTGATCGCTTGCACTCTATCGCGGCGCTCTTGTATAAGCGCCTCGTTAGCGGCCAAAACGTCAGCCACGCGCTGCAAACGCTCTTCACTGATAGCGTTTTCGTTTGAGGTTATCTTCTCAATACGTGTGCCTAACTCCTTGCTAAGCTCTGACTCGGTAATATGACCTCTGATTTTATCAAGGATAGGACCCACGCCCATTTCATTACCAATCACACCGACCAAATCTGCCCGAATCTTCTTATTTGACCTCAATACATAGCTTTGCACCGCTTTGTTAATACCGACCAACTCATCGGCTGACATTTTTTCTACTGCTTTTTTAAGCGACTGTAGAAATACTGTCGTGTCACGATCTGCATTTTTAGGAACGCTTGGCAGTGATATTTTTTTACTACTCATTGTTTCACCTATAAAATAGTATCACGCATGGTTTCAGCCAGTACCACTTCACGAACGGGCACGCTTGATTCAATCTCAATAGAAAAATCACGCTTAACGCTGTGGTTCTTAACTCTAAAGGGTTTACCGTCTCTCACTTTAGATTCATGCAATAAAACCTGATCCGCATAAACCCTAAAGGTGATAGCATCTACCGGATAGTTATCAGCAACTACCTGCGCTGCAAGCATACGTCTAGGCGTGTCCACATTAAAAGTTTTTGAGCGCCATTTAAAAGTTTTGGCAGTGAATGCAACGCCATACTCAGGATTGAATGTTTTATACACTGAATTGGTGTCACCAAGCGCACCCACACCTTTATTGATCATCTGAACCAAATTGCCATCTAAAAAGGTGTTTAGTGCATACTCATCGAACCACAAAACACCCTTGCTTCCATCGTTAAGGTCAATATAGCCGCTGCCTTTAGCGCTGCCGTTATTCCAAAAGAATAAGTAACCATTCTTATAAGCGGTTGCATGAATGCTTGATGGTTTAATGTCTTGCCAATCGCGCGTAGAAAATACGCTTTCTGTGAGTAGCTTTGCGCTATTAGTGGTGACAAGAACAAGGCCGTTCTCGCTTGCGTACATACAACCATGATTGAGATTGACCATACTGCGTGGAGACACACAGCCTTCATATAGCGGCAGGCTAAGCACACTCATCGACTCAGGATCACTACCACTAATTAGTATTGGATTACCTGTAGTGGCGACTACTATCGTATTGTCGTAGTGACCCAAGCCCATAATGGTATGCTGCGAACTTAGCTCATAAAACCGTGGCCATGCATATAAGGTGTATGGCTCTGATAGGCAGATTGTTTTATCAACATAACCGTAACCCACTCCGCTGTTGGTAACGCCCAATCCTTTCATACCAACTCTTGGCTGATCATAATTCATGGTTACTAACGGCTCACCTATCTGAGTGGACCCATACGGCATATCATCGATAAGAGTGACGCTGTTTCCTGTCATGGTTAGCAGATATTCTTTGACGAATAAGAATTGCGCAACACCAATGGAGTTGGTGACGGACCGATAAAGTCTAATGGCATTTATTCCATAGTCTCTTGTCAGTTTGGTGCGCGTGCCTTCTGTATAAGGTATGGTAAGGATAGGCTTATCGCCTTTGGTGAGATATAGCACCTCTTCAATCACGCCTGGTGCTGACTCGTCACCGAAACGATTAACATAGGTCAAAGCATAGACGCGCGCCTCCACATCATCGGGCATGTTAGCGATTATCTCTGCCACTGCATCGCTAATCTCATCCTCTTTCTTATCAATGCCTGAAGAGTTTTGACCGTCCATTGCCTTCTTAAACATATCTTTGATGGCGTCTGTGATTGAAGCGTAAGTGACGGGCTCGGCAGGCTCTTCACCTTCGACGGGTTCTTCTTGCTCAACAACTGGTGGCGTAATGCCAGTTATAACGGTGTCTTTAACCTCTGGCGCTGGCAAGCCTGCAATGTAGTCAAAGTTATCAGTCACAAGCTCGTACTCGTCGCTCGCACCGCCCACATCCCAATCATTAAACATGAGTTGCGCCTTCTTATCCTCCGTCGTCCAGTAAAGACGATAGGCGTCATGGACTGGTGAGAAGGCGAACTTTGCAAGCTCGTTACTAAATTTCTTATAGGTTTTACCATCGTGATCAAAAAACATGGCGCTAACAAAGTTTTCAGCACCAACAATGTTGGATACATAACTATCACTAGCTTGATTACTAGGGGTTAAAACGTCATGCTCGACCATGACGTTTTGGCATGACTGCGCTGCATGCTCTGGTAGCTTCGTTGGGTGTAACTTTGGCAACGTGCCAGCAAAATCATTGATCCGTATGTGCATGTTAGGCGTCCACTATGGTTAAGCACTCTAAGAATTGAACGGCATAGCGTGCGACAAGGCTATCGCGGTCTGTACCATTGATGATACGGCGGCTGTAAACAAACTCACCATAAGAGCCGTAGCGCATACACTTAGATAATGACAAGCCTGTGAATGATCCTAACAGCATACCTTCGATCATAATGGCGGCGCTGTTGGCTGGTACTAGCGCCAACTCGGGATTGTTGGCTAAATCTAAGCCTAGCAGCTTGCCCATTTTCTTATAGTTATCAAGCCATGTTAGCTGTGGATAGCCACGGCCATAATATAAAAATGGATATTGTGATTTAAGATAAACATTGCCGCGATGATTGGCACGACCATATACCACGCCTTTACTATTTTTATACCACTTGCCGTACTTGCGGGTGCTGCCCTTGCCGTACTCGCTAATCGCTTCCATCTTAGCGGCGGTTTCATGCCATGTGGTAGCCAGTGTATAGGCTGCATACAAGGGGTTTAAGGCGTCGCTGCCGCGCTTATTGATTGCCTCAAGCAGCGTATTAAAGCCGTCAACCTGTGCTTGGGTGAATCTGCCAAAATGGTCACGCAACACACCCCAGTTGTAGTCCAACTTCTTACCGCTGGCATGTAGCGCCTTTTGCGATGTTCCGCCCCACGCGCCATCGATATGTTTTGGCGCAAGCCCTAACTGCGCCTGCAATCTTCTTACAGCGTTATCAATCCTACTGTCGTAGCTCATCACTTTTCTCCGCGCGTAAAAAAACCCCGTATTAACGAGGCTTTATCTGTTTGTTTTTGGATTTTTTGTTATTGCATGATCGATACTTTTGACGATACTGCCCTGCCAGCATACACCAGCTTATTAGCATGGCTACTCTAGGGATGTCGATAGGACTACCAACACCTATTGAATAAAAAGTAAATGCCGCACTAATCCATGCCAGCGTGCCGCATATGATAGGAAAGGCGTAACGCATCTCTGTCGGCACATCATGCTTAATCACCTTTAAGTGCTTGATTAACACATAGACACCATACACCGCACCAATGGTACACAAAATAGAACTACTCGTTATTGCTGCCATTGCCAGGCTCCTTGCTATCTGCTACTACAATCTTGAACTTAAAAGGATTTACGCTGTTAAAGAAACCAGCTTGGTTTTTAGGGATAGTAACCACAGCTATTAGCGCTTGTAGTATTGGGGCAGACAACAAAGAAGCGCCTAGCGCATAGGCTGGCAAGGCGACTTCTGGTGGCTCGCTACCGTCCGATACTAGCAGGCATAAAGCAATGCCACCGAACAGACCTAAAAACGGTTTAGCTAGTAGCAGGTAGCGAAAGTGTTTATCAATCTCTGGTATTTTGATGAAGTTAGCACCAAGACCACCAGAAAAAGCAAAAACCCATGTTGGCACCCAGCTAATAAGGAATGGGGCTGTCATGCCGTATTTATTGACGACGATAACGGTTTCGGCAGTTATATTGGTTGTGGTGCCTGTCGCCATTGCCTCGGTCATAACCAATAGCGCCACAAAGAAAAGCCATAGCACGCGCTTCTTAATGCGAATACCGTGTTCAAACTTGAGCATAGTAGCTCCTTTTTTTAAAAAGACAGCCACATATGCGGATGTATAAATGATTATTGCTACCCAAAAGTAGCAGGTATGGACGTTGAAGGTCTGCCCTTCAAAAACCCGTTGCTGATATGAGACTTAGCCTTACGGATTGTCTCATCAAAGGCCGCCATGTGTACTTGTGCCATGTTGGGCTCTGACCATTCTCTATTGGGCATAAGCTGCAAGTAGGCGATGGTCCCTGATAGCAGACCATCGTAGTATCTTTGATAAATAAAATCAGGACAGCTTTCGGCTGTTTGGTTGATAGATAGTGACACCACCACATCATCCGTCTTGCTGTCATCGGCTGGCAGGTTGATCACGTTAGGATAGCTATGAATACTATCTGACAACCCTTGCGCGTCGCAGCACTCATCAGATAGACGCCACACTTTGATGATATGCGTATCATCAGGTATGGCAATCTCACAGCGTCTATCAGTAACGCTTAGGTGGAAGTCGTTGGGCGATAACACTTGATTTGTACCTGCCAGCGGATCAAAGGCATTGACCACATAAGCAAAGCTTTCATCACAAAACCTTTTGAGCGCCTGCCTTGCTGCAAACACGATAGCGAGCCTTGGTACATTACTCGCATCTGCATTACCTAAGTGAACACTCACTCCATCGACAAACTCATCAAGATGAATCATAAATACCGCCTATTAAGTTGATGTGCGTCTTGCTGACGATACGCGCTCATCTTGCACGTCTTTCACGCCTAATAGCTCCATTGCGACACGCAAGTGATCGTTACCGCTTGTACCGTTTGATGCGTCACCAGATAGCAGCTTGTAAAGCATCAGCTCTTGCACCGGCTGTGCGAATACGGGTGATACGGGTAATGCTTCGCCTGCGTTCAACTCGGTGACGTTATCAGCGTAACTACTGTACTCAACCTCAAGCTTGCTGCCTGTTGGTACGGTTGGGTAAATATAAAAGTGGTTTGGTGAACGCGAGTCGAACATATACTCTTTGACAATAGTACCCTGCGTGTTGTGCCAATCAGGAGACATGCTATCCATATCTTCTTGCTGCACCAGACGCACCGCCCGACCGATAGCACCTGTTGATGAGATGTTACGCACCACGCGCAACAAGCGCACACCATCTTCAGGGATAAGCTGGCGCGAACCTTCATCTAGCGATAGTGTGGCGATTTTGGCTGTCGCATCAGGACGAACCAGTGACAACATAAGAAGCGCTTGATTAAGCGCAATAATGAGCGCTGAATCTGACCATGTGATTGCTTCCGGGTCATTTAGCTGCGTCATGCGCACGCCATTTAATAAATCTTGACTGCTAAACATAGCGGTATCATCCTAATGTGAGTGGTGTTTAGTAGCCCTGCTACTTATCTTTGCTGGCTTGATCGTTGGCAGCGCGCTCTTCTTCCTGCATAGCCTTACCGATTTTGCGTAGCAGCTCATTCATGTTGTCGCCTTTCTTCTCTTCAACGTCGAGACTGGCCGCTTTCTCACGAATCTTGGCGCTGTGTGATGGGGTGAGGTCTAACACTTCTTTCGCCCAGTCTTTCACGGTATCGTTTTCAGCGGTTTCAAAGTCGATAGACAAGATATCATCAAAGCGATTGGTAAATGCGCTCTCATCAATAGCCGCGCCTTTGGTGACCTCAATCTTATCGACATAACTTGCATCGCCACGATACAAACGATATGACTCACGGATTGATAGCAGTCGATCTGCGTGCTCTTCATCGCCCACGTTACAGACATGCGGTGAGTTTTCGTCGCTACTGTCTAGTGGCTTAAAGTGATAAGTCTTTTGGTTCACAAGGTTGTGACCGAATGTGACCTTAGTACCGCCCTTGCGACGCAGTAGGCATTGGATAGGTGTTGATTGCTGCTCAGCACTCTCTTGAGCGTCGTCGTTCTTTTTATCGTCAGCCATGACATGGCTCCTTTTTTAATAAGTAGATGAAATGGAAAAACCCACAGCGACTCGCGTTGTGGGCTTTAATGACTTACCAGTAGTTGCTTACTCGTCGTTGTTGGCGTGACGGTAATGCGGTGTGACGTGAATGAACGAGCCCTTTGGAATCGTGCCAGCGCCTTTTAACTTAATGGCGATAGTCGTTGGGCGATCAACCACTTTAGCGAGTCGACCTTCAATCACATTGTCGTTAATTTTGATCCACTTCTGCGCGGCAAGGTTGCCATCAGCAATGAACTTAGCATCGATATCGGTTTCGTCCGCATCCATAATGCCGACATCAGCAGTGATACCAGCGCCTAATGCACTACACACCACTTCAATACCTAGAATCGCTGAGCGTTCAGGTAGTTTGCACATCAGAATAAAGTCACCGACGGCAACCGTGGTGTCTGCTAGAAACTTATGGGTGATGGTTGGTGTGTTTGTCACACCGCTAATCATTGAGCTTTGAATCTGCGTGTTATGCAAATAGCGCTCAGACTGGAACTTAGCCATAGTCTTGTGTCCTTTATAGAGATACTAAATAGAAAAATAGATAATAAAAAGCAAGCTGGCATGACCAACTTGCTTTTAAGGTAAATCCGTTAGATTAAGTGCGTGACTTGCTCACTGCGGTATAGGCTGCCATTGAGTTGACAACTTTACCGTCAAACGCTGGTAGCTTCGTGCCGTACACCATGCCAGCGGAGATACCAACTTGGTTGCCGTAATCTTTTTCTTTCTCTTCCCAATTGGCGCGCATGTTCTTATCACTTGCACTACCAAAAGCGACCACAGCAGCCTGACGCCCCATGAATACGCCTGTATGCGCTTTCACGTTATTACCAGCACCAAAGTCGTTGTACGTTACAACACTATTCACTTCTTTAATGTGAACCTTGTTGTACTCACCAGCCGAGCCTTTAAAGATATGGTTTTGATAGCCATTAGCAGCAGCAGCCGCTTTTTGGATATCAAGCCAGCCACCAGTACCAGTATCTTTACGCAAGTCGTGAATCTGCTCAGGCGATAGGGTCAGCATGTAATACTCTTCTGCCGACTCTTCTAGTGGCTCCATACGGAACTCACCATCAGCTTTACCACCGCGCTTAGACTTCAATACCAGCTCATCAATGAGATCAAGTGACATGGTGTCAGCAGCAGTCATGCTGGCCTTTGATGTGGCAGAGCCGCCATAGACAATACTGTCATCATCATACTTCTGGTAATCCATCGTGCCACGGATAGGCGCAGTTGCACCTAGCGGGATATATAAGTCTTTAGCATGACCACGACCACCGCCCAATGTTGTCATCACAACATCATCAAAGTGGTTTGCGTGCCAGCGCTCAAGCTTGACCTTAGCGATTGCACGCAAGTCGTTGATAGTGCGCTTCTGATTCATCTTGCCACCAGGCGTCACACCATGACGAACTTGGTTGATCTTAACTTCGTCCGTGAACGCAGTTAAATCTTCTTCGTTGCCTTCTAAAACGTCATCACCATAAGTACCACGGCCTTTAAGCTGAACAAACATATCGAATGATACGTTGTCACCAGCACCGCTTTCTAAATCGTTGATAACACCAATAGGTGCGTTTGCCATTTGACCAGCTTTACCGACAAGCTTGGTTGAGGCCATCAGCTTGCTACCGTAAAAAGACTTTACGAAAGCGGCACCGAATAACGCGCCTGCCCATTTTTTGACAGCTTGGCTGTCATTGATTTTAGTCTGTGCCATGATATTAGTCTCCTTTAGTCAGACTATTTTTGGTATCACAGCACGTATGCGCTTGTTCACCTGTTAAAAAACTCACGTCGCTACCTTGATCGGTTATCACTTTGAGTCTTGGCGAGCGACCACTCTTGCTTTCAACAACAATGGTACACGGGCCTGTGACTTCGATAACATCGCCTATGCTGCAGTCTCGATAGCGTATCTTGTTCATAAATAAGTTTTAACCTATTGGTTTAGTAGGTATTCGTTTTGCTGCGCTTCGCTCATATCAGCGATTGCACGCTCTAGCGCTGGCCCATCAAGCTTGTCTAGGTGAGCAAACTTGCCGTTATCATTGCTGTTGGCAACGACCGCTGGCATGTTCGAGATACTAGGCATTGTCTCGGGATCAGGCTCAACCGACTTGTCAGCAGGCTTGCTCTCTTTCTTGCCAGCTTCCGGCAAAGTCATATAAGACGATACTGCGGTACGTGCCTTATCTAGTAGCACATCAAACGGTGTACCGGGCGGCATACTTTGAGCAATGACGCCTAGCTGTTGGTCAAGCGCGGCAAACTCAGGACTGCCTTCAACAAAAGGTTTGTTTTCAGGACGCGCCATAAATTCCGTGACTGCGCTAGTAAATTCATTCTGAAACTGCTCTTGCTTGCTTGTCTCACGCTCGGCAATCTCATCTTCTTTAGCGACCAGCTCAGACTCGCGTGCTTCAATGCGTTTTAAGTCACGCTCAATGCGAACCTTGGCGGTATTATAGGCACCATCTAAGATGTCACCGTTATCGTACTGCTCACCCAATGCGGCAAGCTCAGCGTGTTTAGCGTCGAACTCTGCATCAATAGAAGCGCGCTTATCTGCTACCGTGGCGGCTTCTTGTGTGAAGTCGTCTTGATCAGTAGTATCAGCGTCATCAGTGCTGTCAGTCTCAGCGTCGTCGGCTGCAACATCATCGCCAGCATCGCCATCGTCAGTAGTATCGACTTCTGTATCGTCATCTTGGTCATTGTCGTCATCATCACTCTCAGGGCTATTGATAGCGTCAATCTCAGCTTGGGTTAAACCGTCGTAGCTCAGGCCAAAATCTTCATCAAGGTCATCGTCAGCATCTACTGCGTCGGCTGGCAAGTTATCTAGCTCTGTGGTGTCGATTTCAAAATCGTCGTCGTGCGTGTCTACTGTCATGTTAATTATCCTTATGGATTTAGTGATTTATGTTTATCATTAATATCTTTTACTATGTCGTTTATGAATGCCATGAGATTGTCCACAGCTTCCTTTTCATCAGCACCGTAAGCTTCTATTTCTGAATTAAATAAATGCGGCATTCCCAAGTCGACACTAGCTGTAAAGCTTTGCCATTTGCCTTTTTTATCATCATCTACCTTTATTTCTAAATTCGTAGTCATGCGTCTGGCGCTCCTGTTTGCTGCTCCATCATGGCGGCTTCTTCAGGCGTCATGTTGTTCACATCAGGCGCACCTCCTACTGGCTGGCTTGGCTCTGGCATTGGCGGTTGTTGTGGCTGTTGCGCTTCTACCTGCATCGGTACTGGCGCCTGCTCTACTGGCTGGCCCTGTACTGGTTGCTCGCTACTTGGTAAGGTGCCGTTCATAATATTGTCCATATTGCCAATAAGATCATCAGCAATAGCAGTAAGCTCAGCGTTTTGTACGACCACGCCAGCCGCTTCAAGGTACTTAACCATTGCTTCAGCTTGAGCGCGACGAGCATTGGCTTTTTCGCGCTCGCCTTCGCGGTTGTTCTGATTGGCCCGTGAGTTGTCGAGGTTGATTGCTGACTCTTTCTTTGCAATCTCAAGTTTAAGCGCCTGCTCTTGCATTGCCTTTTGTTCCGCTTGCTCTTGCGCCTGTGCTTCTTCACGCGCTTGTTTCTGCTCATCGTTTTCATCAATGGGTGGTAGTCCTGTAGCTTCGCGGATTTTACTGAGTAAGCGCTCTTTGTTTGGTAGGTCTTGTAAATCAACTGCCATTTCAATAAAGGCAATCGCCAGCATTGGGTTACCTGTGGCTTGGGTGATCTGTGCTGAGACATTGATTAGCTGCTCAGACAGTGCTTGGCGCATCGTCTGACGATAATCACGCTCTGATATAACAAAGTCTGCTTGCGTCGCGGTGATGTCTGTCTCTGGTGACTCATTAAGCACCACAAAGTCTTTCTTACCGGGGTTCTTAATATCGCTTGTGACCCTAAACTGCATCTCACGGTTGATGTACTGCTCGCACAATGACAATACAATCTCGCCTTCGATTTGATGGGCCAGTTGATGATTGTCGATGATAGGTGTGGTGATGACAGTCCCTTGCTCTTGCAATGATTGAATAGCAATACCGGACATGGCATTTTGATTCATGCCACGGTTTTCACTGGTCACACCGCTGATCTGTTTTAAGTAAGAGCTGTCCATTTCAGCAAACTGCACATGAGGACCTGCCAGCGATTGATTGTCGCGTATCTCAAAGCGTCTGCCCTTCTTAACTTCGATATAACCATTAACTTTAGCCACCTCTTTGATGGCTTCATCTTTATCATCTACCGCATCTTCTTCGGCAATCACTTGACGTGTGGCCATAAGATATAGCGCATAGTTACGACGCTGGTTTAAATCTGATTGCGGATCGACAATCTGACGTACCACGCCATAAGGCGACTTGGTTGTCTTATCGATGAATGCCAAGCGACGGACAAACGGGTAACGGTTGTGCTTATAGATTGACTTGCCATGAAACAGTACAGTCGTCGCAGTGTAGATAGCCATATACATCTGCTCGCGTACTGTCTCGCGTTTTTTAGCGCCTGCTTTGAGTGCTGCTTGATGTTCTTGCTTGTTGCTGTCGAATATCTGACCTGTTAGGCCGCCTGCATTAGCCAGTAGCGTGACTCGCTCCGTTTTGCGATACCACATTTCCCACACACGCACTGCACGACGGGTTGATGAGTAGTAGCCGCCTGTGATGCTCATTGAGCCTGAGCGCACCACATTGATAGCATTGTCACCGCAGCCACGCGCACGATAGCCGTTGTTATACAAGTCGTTGCCATCATCGCCTGTTTGATCAGACTTCAAGTCATCCTCAAGCTCTTGGTACTCGCCAGCGTCCAGCTTAAGCTCGCTTTCTTTATCGGGGAACCACGCCTGCAAGGTTTCTAAATCAACAATCTTAGATACCCACATATAGCGCGAGTCAGACATATCCGCTTTGACCGACTGACCATCGACCAGTACGTTTTGCCAGTTCTCATAGTTAAGCTGAATCATCAGCTCACCATCTTCGTTTGGCTCTACGCTAATACGGGTCCAGCCTTCACCAGTCTTGACGCAATCCTCAAACGCTGTGCTGCGCTGCCACTTGGCTTTGTTGATATCGTCAATGTACTTAATGAGCTTAGTCTTTAATTGGGCTGGCTCGACATCATCTTGGGTGCGTGGTAGTACATTCCAGTCGCTACGCGCACGACGCTCACTACCGATAATCCAATCGACGGCTGGCTTGATCTCGTTGTACGTGCGCGGCTTTTGATTGCGATCTGCATAAACCTGCTTTTCTTCGTCGCTGAATTGATGACCATCATAAAAGCGCTCATCGCGTGCGCGCAGTGCTCGGCCTTCTGCTTGTGCTTCGCGCTCGTACTCATACATATCGTGCGCCCACACAAGAAACTTGCCGTCCTTTGTTAGCTTAAAGTCGTCGGCAAGGCCGTGTGTCGCTTGATTACTCATGAGTTAGCAATATCCATTAGTCCGTGAGTGAACGTCTCTTCACCTTCAAAATATTTATCAAGCGCCTTACGGTTTAAATCTTCACCTTCTGGCTTATGCATGACTAACTGATCAATGTTTTCAAGCAAGCAATCCATGATTACATGCTTTTCACGGTCTGTTGCATGACCATTCCATAAATATTGAGCGCAGTCCTCTGCGGTGTCTGCCAAGAACGCACCGTCTTTATCACGCAGTTGGTACGCTTGATTGCGACGCACAGCAATATAAGACTTGCCCAAGCCAAACGCACGACGGCACAGTATCAATGCAGCATCGTTAGCAGTTGCGCCTTCGTCTGCTTCAAAGAATACGTTTGAGACAAACGCCACCAGTCCATAGCCTTTGCGTACTGCTGCTGGGGCTGGCACGCCATATCGTATCGTTAGTGACATTGCTTATCCTTTAATTGCTGAATCAGCCGCTTAGCTTCTGCATTACCGTTGTTAGCGCGGTCTTGTAGCGTCTTATAGCTGTAGGCTTGTAGCTCTTTAGTCACATGACCACCAAGCGCTCTACCGTATAGCCTGCTGTTGGGTATCTTGTAATGCGACATGCTAATGACTCCCACAAAAAAGCCACCTTCGACGAGGTGGCTTTTGGTGTTTGGTTGTTTATGCTAGTTGCCAATCTTCGGCAAGTACGTCGGTCTGACTTGCCAGCCACGGCACAACATTGTCTTGTGCGGTCTTCATTGCGATATACGCACCGTATGGAACCATATCATCAGGGAACATACCGCCCATTGTCTCTAAGCTGTTACGCTGCATGGGGTAACTTGCTGCTGGCACGTAGTACAAGAACATGCCTTTGCCGTTCCAGCCAGCGCGCATGACCTTCTTACCCATCTTCAGTAGATGAATAGCTGAACCAAAATCAAACTGGTCACCTTCTTCAATCGGACAGTCGCCGCCGTATTGGGTGAAGTCTGCACAATCGCACAATGAGCCAGTTTCAGCCAGTCGTACAATTTCATCACCAGTCAATACGTGGTCTGGGTCTTTCGGTGCTGTGCATGGTACGAACTCGTCAGCATATTTGTCAGTGCGTTTTTGCTCAGCACGATAACGATCATTGGCTAGCAAGTAACCTTCAAGCTCCCACAGTTTCTCAACCGCGTTTTCAAGCGCATACTTTTCGCCTAACGCTTTATCAAAATTATTAGCGTCAACGCAAGAGGCCTCGCCAGTTACCTTAAAATTACTTGGTAGCGTAATAACAGCTACCGTTAGCTTGTTGCCGAATACTGCATACTCAACATTGCTTCGAGCAACTAGGCTATCTAACTGATCTTTGGTAACGCTGTTCGGTAGCTCTGACATATCTTTATCCTTTATATAACCGTTCTATTGTTATTGGCCTTCTTGCTGCCAGCTCTAGGCTTAACCTGAGCATACCTAAGCATCATCACTGCGTATCGCGTGGCGTCCATCAAGTCATCGTATAACTTCTTAATCTTGCCTTTGTCACGATGATAGGTGCGTCTCTCGTCCTGCCATTCGGTACAATCACGGAAGACAAACAGCCTGCCTGTCTCCATGCGCTGTAATATCTCCATGAGGCCAGCTTCGACGCCATTAGTACCGTCATCATGCGTGGCGTTCTCATCGAGCATGTTCACGCCTTCGGCACGATACTGCTCTGCAAGTGTTAAGCCGCTGCCCTTGTCATGCTGATAACCATCGTGTGGCCAAGCAACTGGCTGCCATGATCCATTATCGTTAAAGTGTGGTGCGTGTTCGCGCGGTGTTCTCTCGCGTGCTGCATACTCGTTGATGACATAAACAATGTCGTTGTCGCGGTCCCATGCCAGCGTGACGCACGTTGTTGGGTGATCCCAACCAAAATCCATACCCTTGATTTGCGGCCAATGCGCTGGTATATCGAAACGATCAATGATGATTTCATCTTCATCAACCGGATAAATCAGACCGCTACCTGCGTATGGTATGCCCTGCATACGTGCTTTATGCTCGTGCTTAGGGAATAACGCTAAGTAATTAGCCTTGTCGTCCTCGCTTAAATGCGGTGCGTCGTCCCATGTAGCGCGAGTAACGCTGTTAATGCCTTCATCAGCTTTCTCAATAAAGCCTTTGACCATCGGTGTCACGCCCATTAGTGGCGTAAACGTGATGTAAATCAGACCGCGTGTTGTCGCTGTACGTGTCAGACACTCGGTATAAACTTCCTCGGGCGGCTCCTCATCCAAATGGATGTAGTGCATTGCCGTACCTTCAAAGCTTCCTCGGCCCTGTTGGTACGACTTTAAGCCAATATATGACCAGCCGCCGCTGGCATGTTTGACCTTTACTGTATCGATTAAGTCAGCGACGCCAGACTTCCACCGGATAGACTTTTGATCAATCAAGTGAATCGGTATGATGCCACTACCATCTATGGTCTTTTTCTTACCGCCATCTTTGTAGATGACATTACCAAACAACTCCGCTTGTAGAATGTCGCGTGTCGTCTCGTTGGTCTTGCCAGCAATCCAGCCCTTTGTTGGATGATCAAAGCGCTTACCTACCCACCAGTCCGGATAAAGCCCTGTCGCGTGTAACGTATCTTCATACGTGCCAGCGATTGTCTTACCGACACGGTTCCCAGCCATGAATAGGCGCGAACCATAGAACGCCCCATCTTTAAAGAAGGATAGGTGCTTGGTGTAGCCATGACGGGCAAACGGTCCGTCATCAGGGAAGTAACTGTATAGCTTGTACTGCTCACGCTTTTGACGTTCTTTAATAACCTTAATTAGTGCGCGCTTATTCGCTGGCGTGAGATAGGGCAGATAGTTTTTAAGACTTTCCGCTGAGTAGTCTAAGAGCGTACTCATCGAGTTCGTCATCTGTCATATCATCCACATTGCGGTTATTGCCGCCCGTCGGTAGCTTTTCTGCCTCGCGTTTTTTCTGCGCAAGCTCAACAACGCTTAACTCTTGCTTAACCAACTGCATCTCTAATCTAGCAATCAAGTTAATCAGCCGGGCTTCTTCGTTTGCCCAGTCTCGTGTGCGATAAACCCTAGTGCGCTTTAGCGGCTCTGATTCTTGACCGCCATAATCATCTTCATCGGGATCATAATATTCACCGCATCTGGCTGCATCTTTAGCGCGAGCCTTCTTAACGACATCCTCATCTTCTTCATCTGCCAGCGTCTCGTCTTTAATCTCGTCCAATGCTGGCGTGTCACCCTGCGCTTTACGATAGGCCAAGCAATTAGCAAGCTGTATGCGTGCGATTGCCAGCTCGCGGCTTACTGTGCCCTGCATAGCTATAGCATCATCTATCTGACTGTCATCAAAGATACGACTGTAGATGCCATGTTTTAAATTGTTTCGACTGCCCTTGCTGGGTCCTGTTGATAGACCACCATGCAATCGGCAGCGTTTCTTGCCAGCGATTGGCGTTTTCTTACAAGGTTTGCCAGCTCGTGTCTTAGCACCGCAAATATTATCTGCCATGCTTGCACCTCTCTGGCTTACCTCGCATGTAAAAAAGGCTCACAACAATCAGATACTTATGAGCCAAAAAGAGTTTATAGGGTTGTTTCGTCTATCGTCAATTCTTCAAAACGTAAGTCAATCCAACGTCCATCCGGTATTTCAAGCGGCTGCTCTAAATCGGGCTTAAAGATAAAGTCGCTCATATCAAAAATACGCTTATAAGACTTTAAGCTAACAACGCCATCTTTTTCAGATAGTGTTACCGCAACTTTTGGATTTCCATTCATATCATTTGGAATGGTGATATACCAGCCATCTGTGCGTAGACCTGTTGTGTTGCTGATTGTGTAGTCACCCACGCCGTTTTTAGTAAAAACTGCCTGCATAATATCTGCATCATTATTGCCTTCAATGCGGTCACTAAAGACGCGCAAAACTGGCGATGACGGCTTTAACAACCCGTTGCCGTCAACAGTGGTATTTTTGTTGGTATAGACTATTGACCATTCGCCCCACGCTGACGATGAGTTTCTATTCCGTAAATACATACCTGCCGTACTATTATTACCACCTAACGCGATTTGATTTAGTACGTTACTGCTAACGCCTTGTCGCGTCTCTATATTCCAAGCGGTATCGTGCTTAGTATTAGGGGTGTTAGTAGAACCTGCCGCTAAGTAGTAGCGAGTGCCTGACGGCAGATTATTTGCATCAGTGATTGCGTCATCTGATGCTCTACGAGCAAGGTTTGAAAATGCAGCTTTATACGTATTTTCAGCTAATGGTACTTGACCTGCTGACGTACCCACTAAGCGACTCGCTGCATGAGCCTGGTTACTAAAATTAGCATTAATCTTTGTATTAGCAGATCGAGGCGTGTCACCGCCCGGCACTGTTAAGTTGATCGTCTGAATAGCCATAAAATCACCCATAAAAAAAGCCCACACCAATTAAGGTATGAGCTTTTTAGAATATAGTTAGTGCGGCTAGGCATGGTAGTTGCTATACACAACCTGTTATCCACTAACCTATCCGTTCACGATAACATAAAGTTACCTCAAGTCGTGCCAATAATCAAGGTATTTTAACGCTGTGATGAAAATTAACGATAAAACACTTGATGTTTGCTTGCATGGGGTTGAATTGCTGGCTGGCGTGTGGGCTGAGTGGGTTTATTCATCAAGACTCTTATAAAACTCATGCAATCGCTGCCATATCTCATCACTTGTATAGCGTTCTTTATATGCCAGATCATAAGCATTACGATAAAACCAATAGCGCCATTCATCTTTCGCTCCGTAAGTCCAGGGATGTTCTGAAACAGAGTGCATAGTGACGGAATCAGCTATAAATAAACGATAGGCTGATTCATTCTCTGCGTATACCGCTGTGCCATATCGAGAGAGATAATCCATATCCATAGGTTTTGGCAAAGCACATGAGGGTTCCGGTAGCAACAAACGACTATCTTTGGGCCACGACTGACCGTAAAAGCAATCCTGATAGATTATCTCACCGTCTCGACTGTTTTCAGCATGTCCACCGATGATCATAAACGGCTTTCTCACTACTGGCGTTTGTCTACCCATCAACTCAACTCCAAAATAGCCTCATAAATATGACGCTCAGCATTGGCCAAATGCCGTTGCACCTTGCGCACATGCGCTTGCACTGTCGTACCCTTGCCATGCTCATACTCACTCACGACTGACTTACTCAAGCGAGTATAAGACATACCATACAAGTAATAACGACGTATCAAGCTTGCCCACATCATAAGCTCTTTGTCCCCTGATTGCCTCATACCAGCGAGTTCGCGGTCTATCAGTGTATAGTACGCCTGATCGTCCACATTCCACAGCACCGGGCGAACGCTTGCGCTCTGCTGCTCTACATTATCACGCATGATAATCGCACAAGGCGATTGATATCCCAAGTGACCGCCCACAGTGCCACGATTATTACAAAAATCACCCCATCCAGTTAGCCAACCTTGCACCTCTAATAAATCAACTACGTCAGTTTTATCAATCGTATCACTCATCAGCTATCCCCAAAATAATGTATAATGATTTTGCGAATAACATTGCTCTGTTACTTGCCAGCTATAAGCCGCCTACGTCTGCCAACGTGGGCGGTTTTTATTTAGCTAAAAACTAAATATACAAATCCCATTAAACCAACCAAGATACAACTGTATTTTTTAAGCAGTTCCATTTGATAGCGCTTGTAGTACACGATCTCGCCATTCATTCTGTTGCGTCTTTTAAGCCAATCTTGATAACCATCATCTTTGAGTTCACCAAGAGCTAGACTGTCAACACTATCAGCAGGTACGGTACTTCCACACTTAGAACAAACGGTCACTAAAATAGATTCACCTTTGTCTTGCGTGCCCATATCCCATTTAATATCGCCAAACGTCTGCGCTGGTGTGTCGTTGTTGAACGTATCGTCAACTATTGGTTTATGCTTAAATAACTTAACGAACAAACACAACTCAAACTCATCTGTCTCACCCTCACCAAAAATAACAGTAACCATAACATCGCCCCATTCACTACTAGCCAACTTGTAAACCTCAACCTCGCCAGCAGCTAAGATGTCGTCACTTATTGCTGTGTGGTACTCGTTAAGTACGGTCCACTTAGAGCCCACCTTAACCTTCCTTGCTTCTAATGCTGAGTTGATAGTCCTATCCTCATACGCAGGCAAGCTATCTACATACTCATCAAGCGAGCCGTGACGTGCCAGCGTTTTGCTTTTTGGTTCTTTTGACATGCGAATATCCTCAATTTTAATTGGAAAGTTTTTTTCGTACTGTGCAACAAAAAGTTGTTGGCTATCATTCATACATCTAATGCCTCGCTCAGTAAGTCTCTAATATTTCTATCCCATGAAATGCCAGCATCATGTGCCGTCGCATCCTATAATCAGTTAATTTTGCCGTGGCCTTAGACTTCACATCTTCAACAACCACCTTGCCCTTCTTGATATCGTAGTACCTAAAATCAGCGGTATATATCATGGCTGGCGTGGACTTCTTATCGCCACTAAACTTGACGCTTTTTACCAAAATAAATACTGGCTGAGTCTCTAAGTCTTTGATCAAGCCAGCGCGTACCAGCACCTTTAGCTCTTCGTAACGATTGCCCTCTGTTATGCTGTCAAACTTAATGCCATCTATTACAACTTTGACCGCATTAAACTTGTTTTTAGGCTCTCCGCTTATCTCTCTGACCAACTGCTCAAGACTAGAGGGTCGTTTTCTGCTTTTACGTGCCAATTTACCGCCCTCCTGCCCTTTTAAACCGTCCTGACCGATGAATGTACCGAAGCCAATAACAAGTCGCTTAAATCGCCTTCTAATGCACCGCCCTCTGCGTCCCAACTACACACCTTGCCGTTATCGCGTACTCCGTCAATCTCAATCGCGCTTGCTGAGTAATACTGACGATCATTGTGATACGTCAGTCCGATGACAAAATCCCCATCTTTAGTGACTGCGCTATTCACACGGTACGTGTAGGCGTTCGGCTTGCCAGCCTTTAGCGCTGCTACTAGATCAGCAAACTTGCGTTCGCCCGGTGTATAGTCGGCTGGGTCTTTTTTCATGGTTAGATCACCTTAAAAAATAACGCGCTCATGAATAATGATTTCTTGGCTATCGTAAAAATCCAGCCTTACCAATGCGTCGATATTATTAGCAGCCAAAACTTTCTTGCTCATAAACTCTGTGTTTCTACGGATCGCCTTTATCTCTTTATCAAGAAAACCATCATCGTTTAGCTCAATCACGCTATCGAGCTGGTCTTTTAAGCAAGAGACAATCCAATCCTTGGCCTTCTGCAAAAGCTCGCTATCATCTTTTATCAACCGTCTATACCCTGTATGATCGTATTTGCAGCGCAGCTCTACTTCCCAAACCCTCATACCGCCTTACTCCCAAACTGTTTAAAAAAATCATCCAGTTTTGCGTTAAAAGGGCTGTCTGGCTGCACCGGCGTATGCTCATAAGCGACTTGATGCGACTCAGGAATAACAAACGTCTTGCCAGCCTTGTGCTCCGCTACTACCTGCTCATAAACCTGATGGAACGTCTTGAAGAAATACTCCGTCGCACTTGCCAGCTTTCCCCAACCAATGCGGTTTGCTGTCTCATAGACCACTTCATGCTTCCAGTCGCGCTTAACATCGCCTCTCATACCGCAATTTTGGCAAGCGACTGTAAAAGCGTCGTTGGCTGTGGGGTATGTATCAATCTCACCAAGTTTGCATAACTGAATAAACTTGTATGCTCGCTCTACTGGATAATCCTGCTGCTTGAGTGCTTGCCAGCGCCCACGTTGGTACTGTTCGCCGTTGATGCCACTCTCTAGCAGCTCTACTGCCCATTCGCGTGCCTTGGCTGGCGTGTAGCGATGTTCTTTGTTGTCAAACAATGCGCCATACTCTTCCTTGAGTTCTGCAAAAAGATTTAAGACTTTAGCTGTAGCAGTCTGTATGGCTGCCGGGCTGTACTTCGATTCCAAACTCTTGGTTAAACTCTCGCTGCATCCGCTGCTTGTATTCTTCTGTAGTTTCTCTGCGAGGTTTGTTGTTAGCTGATTGGTTGCTTGCATGAGTGTTCCCCTGAGTGATTGTCTTGCGTTTGCGCTCAAATACCGTTTGATAGTCGCCTGTGATTGAGTAGTCCAATGAGTCGTTAACATCAAAACCATCTTCATCCAATTTGATTATTTTATTAACCAAGCGCTTACAAGCCGTTTCTGTGAGAGGTTTTTTAATCCTCTTTCTCATTTCTACAAAATCATTCCAATTTTCTTTATCAACAAAACTAGGTACTGGGTAACTAAGAGCATCAAAAGCAGACTTATCTTTTTTTGCCCCTACTTCTTTATTGATAGGTTCATTGACAGGTTCATTGATAGGTTCGGGTGCAGCTCCTTCACTACCTAGTGAATCTCCTTCACTACCCTCGACGCTCATTTGCACTAGTGCAGCATTTGCACCACCCTCTAGTGGTGAATCATTTGCACTACCCTTAGACAAGGTTAAGTGATACTTATTGCTAAAATTCTTGCCAGCATCTTTGTTGTATCGTTTCTCAATACGGAGAAACCCTTGTTTTTCTAGCTTCTGAATATGAGTAATGACTGAGCGCTTGCTGATCTCGCAAGTCTTAGCAATAGACTCATAACTAGGCCAGCACACACCTTCGTCATTAGCCTGGTCTGCAAGCTTGATAAGTATTATCTTGCGCAATGGGCTGCCGACTTTAATATCCATCACTTGTGCTACTAATTTAAAGCTCATGGCTCCAACTCCAATTTCTTAAACTCAACAGTCCATACCCACTGGCCGCTATCTTTATCACGCTGCAAGCCTATCTCTGTAACCTCATACGCTGGCTGGTTACCAAGCAGTCTTAAACCCTTCTCGCTTAAGATAAACTCCAAGTGGTCGCCTATCGCTAAGCTTGGATGATCCATTCCTGAGCGTGGATAAGTGCCCTTTCTAACCAGCGTGGTAAAGCCTGTAGATAATCCTTTTGCAGCTGACCTTTGGAAGTGCTTGTCAGTGACAACTCGATGCAACCTTGGTTTGATACCAATGACAGCCATTACACTAGCTCCGCTTCACGACTACGCTCTTTCTCAAGCATCTCTGCAATCTTAGCCACGCCTGCCGGCGTAAACCTCACTCTAGGCTCTGCTCTATCGCGCCCATCACGACCAACGAACGACTGTAGCTTTTGCGTCATGAGTCCTGCACTGGTGCGATGTGAGTACGCATTAAGCACGCCTCTATCATCGCGGTACATAAAGCGACGGCTAATAGGCTTGGTATCATCAACACACCACGCTACAAAGTCGTTCTGACGCATACCAACGGCCTTAGCGGTATCACGAATACCAGTAGCGCCTTTTGAGCTGCTGATACGTGCCAGCGCTTCGGCCTTGGGTTTTAACTCGATAACCTCAGCTTGTGCCGCTTCTTTAGCTTTATATTCTTCTGCCCATGCAATCGCTGCATCTGCTGGATTAGTAAAGTCTGGCAGTGCTGGCATGACTGGACTACTTGCTTGCGCTTGCTGTTCCAACTCTTGCCAGCGGCGATTAATACGAATACGGATATCAGCGCGATAACCAGTTATTAAATCAATCGTCTGTTCTTTGCTTAGTAAAAACTGGCGATGTTGCTGATTGCCAGTGTTTTGAAGGGTGTAGTACCCCTGCTCAACTTTGAGCAGGCCCATTTGTTCATAGCTTTCATTGAGTGTGTCGATATCACGACAAACATTGCGGTGTTCTTTACCGCATAGTTCGGCAATTTCGCGACTACTCATGGTTTTGCCTACTTCGTTTACTTGCATAATGTCGTTCATGGATATATACTCCGATTACAGGTTAAGTTTGTTAGACGCTTTATCAGTTGCTGCTGATAAGGCGTTTTTATTGCGCGTCTTTCGCGGCATGCTTCTGCTATTCTGTCAGCGCAACTTCAACGTCCTTCGGCATTACCCAACCAACCAAGTCACGACCACTGATAACCGAATAGATGTTCATGCCGTGGTTATCAGCTAGATTGGCCACGCTTGCTGACCCAGCTTTTCCACCCTTAGTGATATTTGATGCCTCAAACAGCTTGCCGCTATTCAATGCTTTGATGAACGGTTCACGGTCTGGCCCAATTAAGTTGCCTGACAGCTTGACTCGTTTATGGCGTGTGAGGCTATCGATCATGAAATACGACTCTCCGGTCTGAATACGATTCAGACGAATCAACGTGATATCCATATTTCTTCTGATATAAACCAAATCAGCACGCTGCTTCTGGTAATCTTTTTGCGTATTGCCTTTTTCACTCTCAGATACCATTCTTATCATCTTGCCAGCGCTCAGGTCAGCTATGAGGACATCACGCCTCGCTTTGGCAATCTGCTTTGATGACGGCCCTTTCTTGACCGTAGCGGCTTTAGCTATCTTTTTAGCTGGTTTAGCTACTTTTTTAGCCGTCTTAGCTACTTTTGGTTTAGCTACTGGCAGTGGCGTGCGGTCTTTTTTCTGACGTAACTCAGCGGTGCCATTATTGAGATTGAACATCGCATCAAGGAACGCATCTTGTGCTTTCGCTTCACGCGCCTTTCTAGCTTTCTGTCTTGCCAGCTCACACTCGTTCACATCATCAATGATGGTTTTTATCTTCACGCTTGGATCATCCAAGTTTGTGATGCCTTTGTTTTTTGCAAACCATTCGACGACATCAATCGGTGTTGATGTCTCACTCACTTTTGCGTAGCGGCTTAAATCCGCAAAATGATGTTCTACCTGCATAACTACCCCTAAAATCTATAAATTGCTGACAGTACGACCAGTACCAATACGGCGTGAACAAGGATGTAGATTATTTTCCAAAGCTTCTGCTCGTCGGCAGTGAGTGCCTGGCGTTCTTCTTCTATCTCAGCATTGGCGTTTTGTCTTGCGACTAAGATTGACGGTCTAACAGCTTCATTTTTGGCAACTATAGAAGCTTTGATTGCGGTATAAAGGCTTGCGACCCATCCAAACGCGGTAGCTGCACTGGTACATGGCAGATCAGCGCCACGGCTGAAACGCAACTCACGGCTGTCAGACATGCCTGCATCGTTTTGAAAGAAGTCATCAACCGCTTCTAAATTCTGGAAGTGGTATTTTGTGATGTGAAAAAGGATGTCGATTTTTTCTTTGTCATAGCATTGCGCATTAGCTGGCACGACCTTTAAGCCGCAGAACGCCAGCATGTCGCAAAATCTTACGACCTGACTATCTTGATTTTTTGCATCTATCCAGCGCCCAACGGTGCTTGGTTCTACACCTAAGTGTCTTGCAACATTGACCTGCTTTTTCTCTGCAATGGCGTGCAATATGTCTTCTTGCATATTGCGTGACTGGCGTTGCCTTTCGAGTGATAATTGATTTGTGGACATGGTTATTCTCCGTAGTAGTAGGGTTAAGCGTGTTCGGTAATTTGATTTTCGGTTGATTTTGGATCACCGAACATTTCTCGAAGTTGGTAGGCTCGAAGTTCAGGTATTTTGTCTTCACTCCACTGAGACACTGCTGGATGCTCAATACCTAGAATGCCTGCCAGCTTTACAACCGAGCCATCGGCATAGCTTAAAGCTTCTTGTTTAGTCACTTTAAAAGTTCCTTTTGTCGCGGTTAAAGTAAGTTTTATTACCTATTAAAACACAGAAAACTTACCTTATCAACTGGTAAGATAACTTACTATAGGTTAGGAGGGTAAGATGGAAACGTTGGGAAAACGCATATTCAATTTAAGAAAGCAAAAGCAGCTCTCAAGAGAAGCACTTGGCAAAAGAATTGGCGTGTCTAAAACATCAATTAAAAATTGGGAAGACGACGAAAACACTCCAAAGCATGAATACCTAGATAAGCTTTCTTATGTTTTTAACCGTAGTATTGATTACTTAGTAGATGGTAAGGCTGACAGTCCTGTTGTAGAGCTGCCATCGAACATCGTTGCCATCGGCAGGCCTTCTGAATACGCACCAGTCAAAATTGAATATTTAGATATTAAAGCCAGCTGCGGTTCTGGTTATGCAAATGAAGACTTCCCTACTGCACATTCTGAGTATTTAAGCGTTGAGTTTTTGCGAGATAACGACCTACCTATCGACGGAAAAGGCGTGATAGTTATGCACTCTTGTAATGACAGTATGGGTTACACCATCCCTAATGCTTCTTTGATTATCGTAAATACCAATAACCGAGAGTTTGATAACTTTGTAAACAACAAGATATATGTATTCAGTGTTGACGGTGAAATGATCTGTAAGCGTGCTATTAAGAACTTGGACGGCACTGTTTTATTGATATCAGATAACCCTGATAAGCAGACTTACCCTGACCAAATAGTGACCCGTGATACTTTCGGGCATTTTGATTTGTTTGGTAGAGTGCACTGGGTATCCAATAAGGTTTAATTATGAGTAAACTATTAGGACTTCTTTTGTCGGCTTCATGTCTTTGCACAAGCATTAATGCCAATGCTGTAGATTGGGTGGCCTTGGCTGAATCTACTGATACTAACGTTCAGGTATATTTAGATATAGACTCAATCAAGCCTTACGAAAAAGAAATCATGCTGGATAACTCAGGCGGTAATTATATGTCTGGGTTTGCGCATTTTTCTTATCTCGACGATCATGAATACAGAAAGAAGGGTTGGTACTATATGCAATACTACTTCATAGTTAATTGCGATGATAATACTTACTACACTCCTGTGTTTAATGCTTATGATGCACAAAACAGGGTGGTAGATAGTCATCGTAATAGGTATTTTACAGCCAATGACTTTAATGTAGCTTTCCCCAACAGTCTGGGAAACTTTGTTATTCACGATATGTGTTTATTCTCACGCTCCTAATGTAAGCAAGTAAGTCTTAGCTCTTTATTCGCACAAGCCACCTTTAAGTGGCTTTTTTATTGCCTACAAGAAATATGATAACCTTTCTTACTTTCTTTCTTGACTTAAAAGGTAAGTTAAGTTACCTTATATGTATCAAAACGGCAAACGCCTTGCGAACAATCGCTAAAACTATTTAACAACTCAATGAAAAAAATTAGCTAATAAAAAATAGCCAATCATTTTAGACGGTTGGCTATCACGTATTAACTAACGGTCTACGACCACTACTACGGAGATAAAGATATGGCATGTAAATGCTTAGAAGATTTACCCGAAAAGATTATCGCTCATTGCAACCAACCGCAAACACCAAAGCAACCGCCAGTGTTAAGAGCAAGATTTAAAGACGTAGTATTCCCAATGCGCGACGGTCAAATCACTAGCGCATTGAAAGCAGATATTTTACTGGCGGTCGAAGGTCGTAAGACACCAAAGAAAACGACTATGACTTTTACTTACTGCCCTTTCTGCGGTGTGAAGTATCAGGAGGACGTATGAGCGAAGAAGATATAAGGGTGCTTAACGCGTATAGAGCAACATCAATCTACACAGTCAACGCGGTAAAAGCAGCAATAGAGGATATGGGGCAGAGTTTAGCGAGCAGTGTTTATGACGCAGACACTAAAGGCGTAATTCGAGACAGGATCGTAGAGCTAGAGCATTACCTCGATGTTATCGAGAGCGATCCTGAATAAATAACCAGTTATTACAACATAGCCGATTGCTCGCAGTCGTCTATCTCGTAACAACCTACCCAATCGATAAGGAGTCAATTTTGGCAGACAAAACAGAACAACTGACCAAGCGCGAGCAACTAGCCGCCATTGCCATGCAAGCGCTTATCACCGCCAATACTGGTAAGTCCAGCTACGCGACGGCAGAAACAGCGGTTAAACACGCTGACGCGCTGATCAAAGCACTTAACAAACAGGCATAGAAAAGCCCCAATCAGCACGAACTGAATGGGGCATAACACTCTACTACGGAGTCCGTAAATTATGGCACATCTAATAAAGCAAATCAACATCGAGCTGACAGCAAAGCTCGCAATATCCGCGCTACTCGCCAGCGCAGTCATCGTTACTGGTGCAAACGCTATCGATACTGGCATCGAAGCAGAAGATCGCACGCACTTAGAGCATAAACTGTGGCTTGAAGAAAATACGGTTACTGATAACGATGATCAGTACGAGTCTAGCCAGCAGGCTGAAACTGCTAAGCACGCTAACCTGGTTATCGCTAAGGCGTATGGGAGAGAGTCATGAGTAACTCTAATCAAGCTGGGTGGGAATGGTCGCAGGAAGATGAGCGACGCTGGCACGCCGAGCAAGAGCTTGCAGCGACTCGCCAGCCAATAGATCAGTCAGTGACAGATCGGATGCTCGCTGACTTTGACAGTATTTTTATGAATGAGGGTGAATAATATGAATAGTGACATACAAGTAAATGCGCAAATGAATGCGCCTGGTTCTGGACTTTTCAACTTTAACAACTTCTCTGAAGTAATCCAAGCCGCTAAGCTTTTAGCTAACTCAAACATCGTACCTGAGACTTATCGTTCGATAGTAGTGAAAAAATCAGGATGGGGTGACAACTACAGAGAAGAGCGTATCGAAAACCCTAATGCGGTCGCAAACTGCTTGATCGCGCTCAATATGTCTAATCGCATGGGTGCTGACCCCTTAATGATTATGCAAAATCTTCACCTTATCGAAGGCCGTCCAGCATGGTCATCAACTTTCATTATCGCAAGCATTAATTCTTGCGGCCGTTTTGGAACATTAAATTTTGAGTTTACCGAAATTGGCAACCGCGATATTCAATATCAAGAATCTACTGGTTATGGCAGAAACAAGCAGTACAGCAACAAGACTGCCAATATCAACGAGTTCTCTTGCGTGGCATGGGCGATTGATAAAGCGACTGGTAAAAAGGTGGAGTCTTCACCTATTACTTTGGAGCTCGCCATTCAAGAAGGGTGGTATTTCAAGAAAGGCAGTAAATGGCCCACCATGCCGCGTCAAATGGCAATGTATAGAGCTGCGGCCTTCTTTGGTCGAGTTTATGCACCAGAAGTCACGATGGGTATCTACACCAAGGATGAGGTTGAGGACTTTACTGAAGCGCGTGACGTAACTCCACCCCAGCAGCAAAGCAATCAACCGTCTGCCATATCTCAAGTCAGTCAAATGCAAAGCAACGAGCCTGCCATAGAGTACGTTGACGATGAGCAAGCCAACATCCTAACGAAAATGATTGAGTGCATAACCAATCCAGACTCTATCGCTAATATCGAAAAAGCTATTCCGGATGTAAGGATGGTAAAAGCAAGTGATTTTGACGCCTATCAAAATAAGCTCAAAAAAACGATAGACGCGCAAGCTATCCAAGATGAACAGGCAAGCTACGCGCAAGAGCAGTCTGATAGTGCTAATGAGTACGAGGCAACCACTATCGTCAATGGTGTTCAAGATGTTCTTTACGACAATCAACAAGAAATGGCGGAGGGATAATGAATGCAGAAGAGCAGCCCGAATGCTAATCGGTCTATATTCAAGACGCTAAAGGTTATTCTGGATAGTGACGCCTTTTTGTCTGTCTTAGATATGAGCAAGATTACTGGTTTTGGTGTGCGCATGTCCCAGCGTCATGTTGAGGTGCTGTCTGATGTAGGGATAATCAAAAGAGTAAACAAAACAGAGGGTAAAGGCTATCTCTATATTAGAAATATTGAATTTATCAGCGCATCAAAGGATATGTCCCCTGCACAGCGACGGTGTTATGAACCTTAGCGAGAATGGACTTTTGGGGTATAGGACAGGTAAGACCCCTTTGCTACGGCACTATGAGCGAAGCCTCAGAAAAAAGGAAAGCGAATGCCCCGTAGGGCTAACACTAAAATCCGACTGGCAGCCGTAAGTTGCTTAACAAACCATCAATCGTTTAGGCAACTGGTATCAGCTAGTTGGTGAGGTGATGGCTCAAAAAGGGCGTGTCTGAGATCAGGCGCTCCAAGGCGACGACGCAAGGGTAACGCTAGAGTGGCGTTACTACCTAAACACCCTATTTAAAACCACTACGGAAGAATGTTATGCAAAAAATTAAAAAATTTAGAGTTTGGGATAACACTGACTATATGTCAAAACCATTTACATTGAACGAATTACAAGCAGGTTTAATTCAGTTTGATTGCGCGTGCCCTATCATGCAATTCACTGACTTAAAAGACGTGAATGGCAATGAGATTTACGAGGGCGATATTGTCCAAGTAAGCGGTAATGATGGGTATTATGTTACCGCTAAAGTGGTTTATGAGTGTGGCGCATTTTGGTTTTATGCAAAAAACATATCACTCGTTTTTAATGAGGACTGCGACAACATGGTCATGCTGGCGTCGATGTATATTGAGGATGGCGATAGAGGTGATTCGCTAGATATGGTTGGCGTTGTAGGAAATATCTACGAAAATCCTGATTTACTAGGAGGCGCGACCAATGGCAAAGATTAAAAACCGCGACAAGCGCAAAAAGGCGCAGGCAAAGAAAGTAAACCAGGCGCGTGCAAAAGAGCCGCAATTTTATGATGGTTATATGGTTATTCCGCTGGACCCATCATTGAGCGACACGCAGACTCGTGACCGCTGCCAATTTTTTGATGAGTTTAGGCATAAAGGCGTCATCAATGAGGTTTTGGGCTATCCCCATCGCTACAAGATGACAGCCCATGTTTTCAGTCGTCAATATGGCAAAGCTGTTGCCACGGTTGATAAAGACTGTCTCAGTGAACGTAGAACCATACCTGAAATGGCTCAAATAGCGTTTGCAGCAGCGCGAGAGAAAGAGAACGACATCGATATGCCAAGCTCTTACGTTGTTCTGCGAGCACAAAAGCTGACCGATAAAGAGCGTAAGGCGATAGACGCTGAACGCCTGGTTGAGAAGAAGCAGGTGCCACTCATGGGCCTAAACTACGCAAAAGCAGAACAGATGATAAAAAGAGAGTTGCGGTTAATGACAGCGAAAAACCAAGGGAGTCAAGCAGCATGACCACGCCAGCAATGATTATAGATTTTGAAGCGACCGATGTTAGTAAGGAAGCGGAAGCAACGCAGCTTGGGTATAGAAATATAGGTTTTGATGATGAAGGTGCGTTAATAGCTGATATGGCTTTCTACGATGGCGCTATAGATTTTGCTAGTCATACGATCAACTGCCAACCTGATCGAGTTATTAGCTACGGTGCAATGGCGGTCAGTCATATCACACCTGAAGATGTTGAAGGACACCCAAGTCATAAAGAAGTGGTGCCGCAATACCTACCAAAAGGTGAAGCCTACATCGTAGGCCATAACGTCGATTTCGACATTCAAGTCGCTGCCAATGCTGGCGTCGATGTTAGCCAGTATAAAGCTATCTGTACGCAAGCACTGGCGCGTCGATTGCTGCCCGACTTGGATAGCCACTCACTAGGCGCACTGACCTACGCTATTAACCCTGAGCTAGCGCGTCAGCATTGCCGCAATGCTCACAATGCTGGCTGGGATGTGACGTTTACGCTGTGGCTGCTTGAGCATCTATGCGAGCTGGGCGGTATTACCAGCATGGAACAGTTATATCTTGCCAGCGAAGAGGCGCGAATACCGCTTACTTTTACCTTTGGCAAGAACGAAGGTAAAAACATTAAAGAAATGGCGTGTCATGAGAAGGACCGTAAATACCTACATTGGGTCATAGACACTATTAAAGATAAGCCATATCTGATAACCGCTTGCAGCGCTGTGCTAAATACTATTACTCCGTTGATATGGGATAAAGCCAGCCTGCCCTTTTTAGCAACTGTCGATAATGGTGATAACTACCATGTCTACTATAGTCCTGCCGCAGCTAAGCCTTACACCGCCCTTAAAAAATTAGATGATCGTGTTGTTGATGACGGTTATTTTGACACGGTAGAGGACGCTAAGGCTTGGTGCAATAAACATTTCAACATAGGAGCTTTTCCTCATGAATAATACAAAAGAACGTCCAATAGTTTTAACGGTGCAAGAAGTCAAAGCAGTGCTTGCAGGTGACAAGACACAGCATCGAGTGCCGTTTGACTTTGAGTTTATTAAAGAAGCCAACGTGCCAATCGTACAGAAAGTAGCAGATGAAACGAACTGCACTTTGTCGGAGCTCGTAACTGGCGCCTATCAAGATGGTTCGGTTTACGACTTTGAGTGTCCACTTGGTAAAGTTGGTGATCGTTTGTGGGTACAAGAGCCAACGCATACAGCTAATAGCTGGGATTGGTTCTATGATGCGACGCACTCGTTAGTTGAATGCAAAGACCCTTACACACCAAGTGACTTGTACTTGCCGTGGGACGACGATCATCAAGAATACACGGGGCCTATTGACGCTGAACACATGCCATATTGGGCAAGTCGCATACTCTTGGAGATAACCGATATTCGTATCGAGCGAATAAAAGATATTAGTGAGGCTGACGCAAAGGCAATGGGGTTAAAACCAGACTATTGCGATCACAAATATCAAACTTGCGAAGATATAGGTTGTATCGGCATATGGGCTAGCGCTCTTTTCCTGCATTTACGACATGAAAAAAAACTTGCCGTGCATTACACAGATTGGGTTTGGGTGATTGATTTTAAAGCAATAGAAGGAGTACATACGAATGGCTAA